GTGAGTGAGGACCAAGCCAAGTTTTTTGAGAATACTGAATACGCTGGAAATCCTGAAGCAATGAGGCAGACAATAGCTGCTAGAATTTTGACCGGAGACAGAAGCGTTACTCCAACTGATAAGCAAATACAATGGGCGAAAGCCTTACAAAAGAAAGCCGGGTTCTAATATGTCACTACCTGAAAGAGTAAAAGCACAGATGAAGAAGCTCGGAATTTCGGCTGTTAATACTCCGAAGAAAACGCCCTCTCATAAAACGAAGAGCCACGCTGTTATGGCGTCTGAAAATGGAAAGTATGAATTGATTCGATTCGGGCAACAAGGTGTGTCTGGATCGCCAAAGCGTGAGGGTGAATCTGAAGCCGACAGGAAGAGGCGAGCGGCATTTAAGGCAAGGCATCAACGCAATATTTCTAAAGGGAAAATGTCTGCCGCGCATTGGGCGTCTGTGACCAAGTGGTAGCAATTTAGCTACTTACACAGGCATATAAAAATATCTTTTGACTTCTTAAAAGAATCTGCCATTCTAATACCGTGCGATTCAAACGGCTAACAGTCCGAATCAGTGATGAGCCTTGGAAGATTATCTTCAAAAAGCCTACTGAAGACGACTACATTGGTGTTGAGGATGACGACATCGGCCTTTGTGTCGCCGAAGATCACAAGATATTTGTTGAGCCTGATCCAGACAGCGTTCTCTCTACCGCGCTTCACGAAGTCCTACATGCTGTATTCCCACAGTTGAGCGAGGATGCCGTGATAGATGGCGAGGCTGCACTGATGGACCTACTTAACAAGTTTCCGCAAGAACTATTACACACAAATGATACTCCCAAAACCCGGTAGCTGGTGGACCTTTCGCGGCAATGAACAAGGCTGCGGTAAAGACCAACAGGTTTGTATGTCTAGCCCTGAAGAAACGATAGCATGGGGGCATGGCTTTAGCTGGATCGGATCAACCGATATGTTCCTCAAAGTCTTTACTCCAACGGATGCCAAGCAGCATCCAGAATTAAAATAGGAAGGCAGGGTAACTCTATCTCGCTACGATACGAACAATATCACTCGCTTTGGAAGACACAGAAATTCCTCCGCGAATTGCTTCACCACTCCACTAGACCAAAGAAGGTTTCAGAAATTGAAGACAGAGCCTATAGTTGTCTTCGCCACTTCCCATTCCTAGACGCTAAAGGCAAGCCGATGTTTAGCCAAGACGACTTTGAATGCCCCGATTTACCAAAATGAAAAGTAAAATCAGCGAGCGGTTCCAGCCGTTTAACATCACAAAGAAATGGAAGAAGTGGATGGCGGTATCCTGCTCTCACGGGGATCACATCGACCCAGAAGCTAGGGACGCTGTGCTTTCGTTCCAAAGTCGCTTTCTCCCTGACACGACCATTCATCTAGGAGACTTCGTGGACATGGCGGCTGCTAGGGGTGGTGCTATGTCAGACCCTAATGCTGCTGATCGTGCTGCTTCTGTCGCTGAAGACCTCGCCGCTGGTGTCGATTTTTTACAGGAGCTAAAGCCACAGCATATCCTTTACGGAAATCACGAGGACAGATTGTTTAAGCTAGCGCATTCTCCTAATGCTCTTGCTGCACACGCTGCGACTATCGTTATCCAAGAGATCGAGGCTACAGCAAAGAAACTCAAGGCTCGCACATACGAATACGACATTCGCTCACACTACACTCTCGGCGGTCATAAGTTCTTGCACGGCTACATGTTTAACATGTCTGCCATCAGGGATCATGCGGAGACATTTGGCAACTGCATCATGGGACACCTACACCGAGTAGGACAGGAGCCGGGAAGGACTCTGCAATCCGCTACCGCTTACTGCGTTGGAATGCTTATGAAGTTTGACGCTTCCTATGCAAAGACACGCCGCGCCACTTTAGCTTGGAGCCAAGGCTTTGGCTACGGCTACTACACAGACACACAAATAACCGTAAACCTATGCGAAAGAAAACCAAACAATCCTTGGATGTTGCCTCTGTAGCTGGAGCTTGGCAGGCATTCTTCGATGGGAACAAAATAGATGATGACGAGTCATTGCGTAAAGCAGGATGGCTTGACATCTATACTGTTGCCAAAAAAGTAAACCTGTCGTCATGCACTCTCGGCAGGAACTCAGACAAATACGGCTTGATTACAAAGCTATTTAGAGTGTATCGCGGCGGTAAGGTTCGTCAGGTTAGGTATTGCAAACCTAAATAAGAAGGGGGCTTGCGCCCCCCTCTTAACCTATGAACTAATGAACACACAAAAACACCGAACCAAAAGCTCGGCGTGTCGCAATATAACTATTGTTTAACCGTAGTCAATTTGTTTTCAGCGTAAACCGCTACAGCTAGTGCTGACCAAGTGTGTGACTTTAGCCCATAGGTCGGACCTTTATCTTCCTTAGTTCCCTGTGGTCCTACAAGGTTCAGCAATGCCTGTCGGATGTCCTTGTCCTTTGATCGCATCGTGCGACACAAATACATCTTAATGTCCTTCCTGTAGCACAAGAGCGTGTCAGTCCTAGCAACCTCTTCAAATCTCCCTACCCAGCGGCAGGTATCAAATACACTTGCACCTACCGCCATGCCATAGCTGGCTACCATTTCGCAGGCTACGATGTCGTATTCCCTACCAATCAGCAGTTGACGCATCTCGTAATTATTAAGATGTCCGTGGTCGACAACCTTCCCATCCCATTGAACGAACGCTGAGTCTGTGGGGCCGGGGTCTATTGCGAATATAGTCATATCAAGTATCCATTCTCCTTTGCCCATTTCGGATTGTCGTGCAACTTGGTATGACACTTACGGCACACAGGCATCCATGTTTCTGTTTTGTTAAGGTTGCTACCCCTCCTAGCCTTATGGTGAATGTCTGTTGCTGCTTCTCCGCATATCTCGCAGAAGTGATTCAGCATAAAGTAATCATACCTAATCTTGGAGTATTCCTTTAGCTCCTTGCGGTGCTTATCGGATACCCTGTTCATAGGTTTATTTCTTTTTAGACCTCTTGTTGTTTTCATACTCGTTAAAATAATCGTGCATTTTATTTAACAACTCTTCTGCCTTATCAGGCGAGATGCTTCGTTCCGCACCGTCTGGGAATGGTCTGCCGCGAGAGTGCATAGGGCTTAACTTGTGCAGCTTGAATGGCGATATGTAGATATGCAGGTCGCCTGATTCGTCTATACCTACGAATGGGTGTAGAGTCATTCAAGAAATAACTTGTATGCAGCACACACTGCTATGACTGCCATCAGCAATATGTTTTCAGGCTTTATCAGCGCGAGTTTGAGCGGCTTCATCTGTGTATTGAATCTTCGCGTATCGCTTCCGCAGCTTGTCCATGTTCTCTTTAATTGTCTCATCCCTGCTGATTCCAACCGACTGGCGGAAACCTTCAAGGTAAAACTCTATGTCACCAAGTTCCTCAATGACATTCGTTCGGTCCAGATTCTTGCGGTAAATAACTGCCTTTTTCACCGCATCCAGCAGCTCGCCAGCTTCTCCACAGATTCCCATAATCATGTGCAGGGTGTGGCACTCATTTGGCGTGATCTCTTCTTTAATCTTATGCCCGTCCTTAACGAGGGCTGAAACAAATTCTTCGTAGGTCATACTTCTTCTAGCTTTCTATTTATTCTCTCCAGCCAATCGTTGTTTGGTTTGGCCTTTGGTTTCTTTGGTTTGTGTTTTGGTTTAGGTTTCCTGTATCTGTTTTCAATTGGGAATACAGGTGGGAGTATTTCGCATAAGACTTCAATCGTGGAGAATCTAATCCCGCACTTGCATTGATGCCGCCTGCGAACCTTACTGCCCGTGTATTCGTGTTCTTTGCTGACTACTGTTCTATCACCAGCAACTCTGCTGTCGATGATCTTCGTCTTCTTTCCGCACTTAGGACAGTTCATCTTTCTTTTCCTCTCTGACACGACTGTTCTTCTGCGAAAGAACCAGCTTGGCTACTCGGTGTGACGGCAGGTTGAACAAGTCGCAGAGTTCGTGATAAAACTTGGTCTTGAAGAAGTCTTCTGCTGTTCGCTTGGTTTCTTGAAGCTCGTTCTTCGTGCAGGCTGTTGGGTTCTGATAGCGAACATCGTCAACCGCCAGTTGAAAGATTTCCTCTAGCAACCGTTTTGTTGGGTCGCCTTCTTGTGAGGCGATCATATTTTGGCTTTGAGGATTTGGCAGAGGGATTCGATTGCTTCTTTCCGGTCGAAGCGCAGACCGCAGGTTATGACCTCATGCCACATCCCTTCGATCTTGACTTCCCAAGTAGTGCGCTGGCAGTCGTCGTCGCTGCTGTCGTAGTTGCGAAGCGGAAAGCCGAGGAAGTATTGATCGCTAGGACGGACCTCTTCAAACTTCATCCTTGCTATCTCGCCCTCCGCAAGCAGTCGCCTGTATCGCTCATGCCGCAGCTCCTCTCGCAGCGAGTCAATCTCCTGCATAGACAGCAGGCTTGGATGCGCCAGTTCCGGCTCGTCTGCTGGTCGCGCAGAATATCCGACAGACATTTCGTTTGGTTCAAATTCAGGTTCGATGTAGTATTGTGTGTTCATTGAGAAATCAGCTTGCGCCACATATTGTGTTGTGTCAACATTCAATTTCTATGAATAAAAAATTCATCCATCTCGGATGCGAAGTAACCATCGAAGGCAATCGTGTTGCCATTAGAAAACCAGACGGAGCAAAGGTAGAAATACTCACGCTTTCGTTTATCAAGGACTATGACCGTGCAGAGGAATTTGTGCGGGAGTATATCGACCTGAACCTCTCCGAAACCCTGACTACTGTTTAACAATAATGAACCTCAAAGAAAAACTAGACGAGCATATCGGAGACGACTATTCGATTTTGCTTGCAGACGGGCTAGACGAAGCATTCATCGGCATCGGCTGGCAGTTCAACACTCCACTTGCTGTGTATGATCGTGACAAGTGTATCGAGATTTTAGAGTCGCAAGGCATGACTCCAGAAGAAGCGCAAGAATATTTTTACTACAATACGCAGGGCGCGTATGTTGGTGAGCAAACCCCAATATTTCTCGAAAGAATATGAAACCAGAAGATCAGATCAAAACCTACCTAGAAGAATCAATGCGGTTCATCGAATCTGCAATGATCTATATGACGCGTGACGATATAGGATATGCCGCCGACGAGATTGATCTAGCTAACGAGAAGCTGATGCAAGCATACGCAATCGCACGGGAGTATTCCGACCTATGAGCCACCATGATTCACAACTACTGAAAGACCTGAACGAGTCCTACCGCGAACTCGCTAGGCTATCCGAAGCTCTAGCTGAGATGCGGGAGCAGAGAGATGGACTGCAAGCGGAGCTAGAAGAGAACTACATTATCTCAGGACGCAGCGCGAATCGAGAATGGAAGCTCATCACCGAGCTTAACCAAGCGAAGAAGCTGGCTGAAGACTGGGAGGAATGCGCGAATCAATTCTTTTGGTGCGCTGGCAAGGACAAGACCGCAAGCTGGGAGCAGTTTGAAAAGGCTGCTACGACATACCAGTTCCTTAAGAATAAAGGCGCGGAATGCTGAAGTCATACTGGGATCATTCCGGCAAGCCTTCCGTATTCGTCGTGACAGAGGATGGCAAGGAGATTTATCGCGGCCCGTTCAAGGAAGGATATGAGTTATACAGCAAAAAAATATCGCTCATGTTTAAGAATTGCCAAATAAATCAAGCCGCACTTGAAGTGCAGAACAAAACCTAAACAAATGAACATACAAAAACCATTAGTTGTCGCCTACGGAGGCGGAACAAATTCAGTTGCCATGCTCTGCGGTTTCCTTGATCGCGGAATTAAACCAGACCTCATCGTATTCGCTGATACAGGAGGCGAGCTTCCGACAACTTATGCTCACATTGATTTAATGAGCGAGAAAACCAAGGAATGGTGGGGATTGGAGATTGAGAAGGTTTATGCGACCTACAAAGGAGAACGAGAGAACTTGTATGATGAATGCCACCGAAAGAAAATACTTCCTTCATTGGCTTATGGATTTAAGGCTTGCTCATTGAAGCATAAAGTTGATCCGCAGAATAAGATGATAAAGAAATGGATGAAAGATAATGGTCATTCAGAAATTATTCGTGCAATAGGATACGATGCTGGAGAAGGGCATAGGGCAATCAGCATTGAATATGTTCAGCTTTCAAAAACTCAAAAAGCAGAAAATTGGTTCCCTCTCATTGAATGGATGTGGACACGCCGAGAGTGCATTGAAACAATCAAAGCTCATGGACTTCCCCTACCGGGCAAATCCTCCTGCTACTTCTGCCCGGCAATGAAGAATAGTGAGATACTGCGATTGAGAAATGAGTATCCAGAATACTTTGAGCGAGCGATTGCGATGGAGAAAAACATGATTGTCAAAGGCCGAGTCCGTGGATTGAATTTTGGGGTTCCGTGGAGTGAGATTGTTGAAGCGGATGATGACCAGTTGAAACTTTTCGATTGGCTTGATAAGCATGACCCGCATCCTATACCTTGTGGTTGCTACGATGGATAATTTTGCAGGCAGTATGAGAACCGTGACAAGCTCCTCTCCGTATTATCGGCGGACCAGAAATCCGTCCGATAAATGCGTGACCGAGCGGCGGCATATTGAAAAGGGATCGCGACCCGTTCCTGCATTTATTTCTAAACAAAAGTTTGACACTACACCGAGCGAGTGTAGAGTCCATCTCGCTGTAGCAATACAGCCGTCTGCGTGAAGAACAGACGCAAATCAAAAGAAGTAAATTGAAAAACAAACAATACAAATCACCCACTTTCTAGCGGAATTCTTCACCGGTCATTTCGCCCGTCTTTTGCCGCTAGGAAGGGGTGGCCCCTCCAAAATATGAAATATACCTGTTGTCCCGTAGTGTCGAAAGGAGGGATTCTTGTGAGTAGAGCAATACTGAAAGCTAGAATCCTCAATTCTCGTGACAAATTTTTACTAGCTTACATTGAGAACTGCGATGATGGATGCAGCGTCAGCAATGAATACTTAGCAGAGTTATTGGATTGCTCGGAAACTCAAGTTTCAAATGCCATCCACATTCTTTCGTTTCTAAAGTTTGTCGTAGTCAGAGATGGCAAGATGTATGTCAACCCTCACTCGGAGGCATGGGGTAAATGAGTAAGAATATTTTTCGTCAGAAAAGAACAAGGAACTTTACCGTTGTTCCAAACGAGTTCCTGCATTCAAGAACGCTTTCGTTTAAGTCTAAAGGTATCCTGACATATCTATTGTCACTGCCTTCCGACTGGGAGCTTCATGTATCGCACTTGGCTACCATTTCAACGGATGGTCGAGATAGTGTGTATAACGGCATTCAAGAGCTTATAGAGGCTAAATACATTTGGAGAAGGCCAAGGTCAGGAATAGAGCCGGGGGGCTGGGAGTATTTCGTTTACGATGCTCCTGAATTAGATTGCCCGTTTGGCGAAAAGCCGCATACGGAAAACCCGCATACGGAAAAGCCGGATACGGAAAATCCCGAATCGGGAAAACCCGCAACTACTAAATACTATCTTAGTAAAGAAAGAACTAAAGGAGAACAAAGGCCTGAAGAGCAAACTGCCGATAGTGAATTTGAATCCTTCTATTCTTCCTATCCTCGGAAGGTAGCCAAACCCCAAGCAAAGAAAGCGTGGAGCAAAAACAAATGTGTATTGGCAGAAGTCCTACCGGCACTAGAGCAGCACAAGAAGACTTGGAAAGACCCGCAGTTTGTTCCCTACCCTGCGACATGGCTGAACCAACGCAGGTGGGAGGACGAGACTATTGTTAAACAAGAGTCAAGTGTGTTTACCAAACAAGAGTCACCAGTCGAGACGATCAAGAACAACGAGTGGGTTGATGACTTCTGGACATGGCTACACCAAGAGCAAGGCCGGACTGACATAGAGCGTGACTACCTCGGAAGCGTAGAAGATCGCTGGCTAGTCGAGTTCATCAAATCCAAGGAAGATTTATTCTAAAAACTTTTTTAAGAATTTCTCTTGACCGAAACGAAAACCTGTCGAATTATTCAATACCTAGTGAACCCAAATACCAACCATGAAATACCACCTACAACTGACGCTCCTCTACACCAAGAGAGAGTGGCTAACACTTCAACTGATGCTCGTCCTGCTACTGGACAACATCCTGTCCGCTATTCGCCGAGAATGATCGACAGGCTTTTCAAGCTAGAAACAATCCTTCTAGTTATCCTTTCACTATTCCTAATCGGATGCGCTTGGAAGGAAGTAACCAAACCAAACACACAAATCTGCCCACTCTGCAACAAATGAAAGACACACCTGAAACAGATAAAGCTGAACGCATGGCATTCTCGCAGGAACACATGGTTCCAACCGAGTTCGCTAGACAGTTAGAGCGTGAGAGAAACGAACTGCAAGTAATCGTGCAACAACGCCTGCTGGCTGGAGCAATCATCCACCAAAAGGCCGAAGACCTTCACAAAAAATGCGAGCAGTATGAGGCGTTCTTCGTTGATTCAAAGAAGATGCTTTACAGTTTTTCTAAAAAACTAGACCTCGCGTTGTTTGAACTAAACGAAATTGATTGGCGATTTGATTTAGAGACGCCAGCAAAAATTAACAGAAGAATTAAGAAAATAATAAAACAACTAGAACGCAAAAATAAATGAAAGACACAGGACATTATTACGACATCAACGGCAAAGCAGTCTTTGAAGTTCCCAACAAAAGCAAGGGCGGTATGCGCCCGACAACGCTGCGAGATTGCAAGGCACTCGGCCTTTTTCCGAGTGTTACGACAATCTTCAAGGCATTGGCATCGCCAGAACTAGACCGCTGGAAACAACAGCAGGTTCTGATGGCAAGCCTGACTCTGCCTCGTAACCCAGACGAGAGCGACGAGGACTACTGCTCGCGCATTATGACAGATGCTTTCAAGCAAGTAGAGCAAGCGGCAGACCTCGGCACACAGATTCACAAGGCACTAGAGATGCACTTCCAAGGCGAGGCATACGACCCTGTGATGGAAGAGTATGTCGCGCCAGTTAAGAAGTGGGTCGAGCATAACAGGGTCAAGTTCCTTCAACACGAACTGCGATTGGTCAACCCTGAAGTCGGCTACGCGGGAACGACTGACGCTCTCATCGAGAAGGACGGAGTGCTTCATGTGCTGGACTACAAGAGCCGCAAGACCAAACCAGAATACGACATCGAGCCTTGGTCGAAAGAACCAATGCAGATCGCGGCCTATGCCAAGGTCGCAGGAGCCAAGCGTGGAGTTAATCTTTATATCTCAACAACAGAACCCGGCAGGATCGGTGAAGCGTGGTATGACGAGAAGACTCTCGACTCAAACTACGAAGCCTTCACCCATGTCTGCAAGTATTGGCAGTTCGCAAACAAATACCAACCGAAAACAAAATGACAAAAGAACAAGCACTTCTGGAGCAGATGGACGAGATCATGGACTCTTTCGAGTTCGACAAGGTTGCTTCAGTAATGCAGCACCTCAACTGGGAATGGAAAGACGCTGGAGTCCCAGATGAATACGAAATTCGCAAGTCAGCAAGGCGCACGATCAAGTCTGCCATCGAATGCAACGGGTATTCAGGCACAGGCGGATTCACCGCAGTCGTTGACGACAACCCAGAGGAAGGATGGGTTCGATTGAACCTGTATTTCGGATTCGACACGATCCATGATGGCGTTGAATACGAAAAAAAATCTTAAAATAATTTTGACACAACCGAAAAACCTAGTAGAATTATAGCCCAATGAACACACAATCTGACAACATCGACGCCCTAGCAGCCGCACTGGCAAAGGCGCAGTCTGAAATGGGAAGCGTCCACAAAGATGCAGCAAATCCTTATTTCCGCTCCGCCTACTCCAGCTTGGCGAATGTATGGGAGACAGTAAAGCCATCGCTCACCAAGAACGGACTAAGCATCGTTCAACTTCCAAGCTCCGACGAGCGCGGATACTTCGTGCAAACACAACTCATGCACTCATCGGGTCAATGGATTCGTTCCTCCACCTACATGAAACCTGCAAAGGAAGACCCACAAGGGATCGGCAGTCTCATCTCGTATGCTCGCCGCTACGCTTTAATGGCAATGGTCATGGCCTGCCCAGATGATGACGATGGCGAGGCAGCAATGGGTAGGAATAACAACGCTCCACAAAAGCCCGTAGAATCGCCGAAGCCTGCCGTTAAGGTAGAGCCAGCCAAGCCAGTAGAAAAGCCAGCTACAGAGACTCCTAAGGCAAAAGAAACGGCATCCAAATTCAACGGAGAGAATCACCAAGCGTTATTCCAAGAATTGATGAGGGCTGGATACACTCCCGAAGAGTTTATCGGCGCCTGTCACTTCGCTAAAGACGAGCGCATTCCAGCAAAGGCTAAAGACTTTTACAAGATGTCAGACAACACGGCATCTCTATTCCTCTTCGATGGCATCGACGCCATCAAGAAAAACATCATAGCTTACAAGGCTATCGCAGAATAACACCAACCAAATCAATAATATGGCTAAAGAAAACAGCGGATTCCTCAGTAAAAACAAATACAAAAAAGAGGAGAAACACCCAGATGTGAAGGGTAAAATCAATGTCAACGGCAAGGACTACGAGATTGCTGGCTGGCAAAAGACTAACGAGCAGGGTTCCTACTACTCGCTCAAAGTTTCCGAACCTCGCGTTAAAGAGGAAGCATTCTAATTTGTCATAGGCGACAGGAGGGGGCTGGTTTTTCATGGTTCCCCAGCCTCCTCCAACTCCTACAAACTATATGGAATACCTAGTCCTGACCAAGCCGCTCAACAAAGAGCATTACGACTTCGCCAAGTTCTTTCGTGACGAGGATGAAGTAGTCGAATACATTCGCGCAACTCCGCACGAAGGGTTCCAACGGGACATTAGGGTTATTTCTGGAGACAACTGCAAACAGACAACAGACTTCGACGACGAAGATTTGCTGGATACCTATGTTGAGCTAACGGCTATCGCCGAACACACAAATGAAGAAGTTGAATAACAACAATACTTTCCTTGGACTTTACCTTCCTGCTACCTGCAAGAAGAAGCTGGAGACTCTCGCAAAGTCCCAGCAACGATCAGTTTCCGGCCTTGTTCGCGTTATTGTCGAACAATACCTGAATAAAAAACTAAAATAAAACCTAAATACCTATGACACAAACACTCAAGGGGTCATTCAATACCCCAAAAGGCATGATCACTCGCATGGATTTGGCAGAAATGCTGTCCATTAAGCACAAGACTGATGTAAAGACGGCACTCAAACTCATCAAGTGCTGTGAGCAGGACGACGAGATCGACGAGGATAGTCCGGCAAACCACTTTGAATTGCTGGAAGAAGCCTGCGCTATCCTTGCTTTTGATCGAGGTGAGATAGACGCAAAGGAACTGAAGTTCTCCATAGTTAAAGCAGAAGCACAACTCGGCACAGAGCAGAGCATCCTTGAGGCAGCCGTTAATACAGGTATGCACAATGGATATACTGCCCTCGCAGAGAAGTATGATTTTGCTAACCTAACGCAGTTCGTTCCGAAGGCTGGTGTTATCCCTTGCCCAGAGGATTACGCTGCCGCTATCGGACTCGGTGTGGATATGTCTAGCAAGGGAATGTGGATCGCTGGTGAGGGTATCAGACACCTTTACGCACTCGGTTTCGAGAATGTCGTCACACAGATCGCCGCATCTCTCAAGCTGTCTTACTCTCATGTGTCCGGCTGGCATCGTGCAGCCCAGCGTGTGCCTCTCAAGTATCGCGCCGAGATTTCCCCAACCGTAGCAGTTGAGATTGCCTGCTCTAAATACTCTGACGACGAAGCGGCCAACAACAAGAAGGTTATCGAGTTAGTCGAGCAAGCCTGTAAGGAAGGCTGGACTGCACTAGAAGCTCGCAGCCATGTGCGTATGGAACAGGGCAAGGAACCGCTTGCAAAGACTCCTAAAGGCGCGAACTCATGGGTAGGAGACATGGGCGGAACAGACGAACTGCTAATCCTCGCTAGTCAATGGAGCATCGGTGGAGGAGCGGGAGAGTTGGATCAATACCACTTCATCGGGAAACTGGTGAAGATTTTCAACCGCTTGAAAGTTGAAACGCAATCCACGATCCGCCTCATCATCAATGACCGCATGAAACAGCATCACAAGTTGGAAGAGTCCGGCCAAGCTGGACTGTTCGACGAAGACACAATGCAAGACCTGATCAAAATCGCTAAATAATATGGAACAAGAAAATCAAATCGTATCTCTCAAGGAGATCGCAGACGGCATTCAGAAAACAATCGACCTCAACGACAGCAATCTTGAGGATAAGGACGGAACACCACTAGGCTTCCAGTTCCCGAAGCAGATCGTCGAGAAGCTGGACGAGGCTCGCTTTCTTTGTCTCTTGACTGATGCTTACCTAACGACATTCGGTGAGTTCTTTGAAGGTGACATGAGCATTACGGCATTCCTTGAGAAGCTGGACAAAGCTAAAGCCGCTTTGAAATAATGCACTACACGCAGAACGCTTCTGTTCCGCAACACATTTACGGGTATGTACAGAAGGATATTCTGCATGGGCTGACAGGCGTGAAGGGCTACGAGCCTTGCGTCATTACAGGCATCACCTCGGTTCCGAGTAGAGCATTCTACTTCTCCATCTTGTGTGAGTCTGGAGCGCAATGGGCAAGGATACCGATCCACTACCTGCATCACGAAAAGCCAGACCCCGAACGGCAATGGTTCTGGCAGGCACATGACCTTCAGTTGTGGGATGCAATGGGCTGGGAGTTCTCGGTTGTGCAATACAACTACTTCCGAGAGATGGCTTGCACATTCAGAACTAGATCAGGCAAGGACATTCCTGCGAGGTATTGGTTTACATTAGATCACACAGACAACGGCTTCTCGCTTTGTCCGAGTCAGCACAAATGTTATCACATTCTGCTATTAGATGACGGGTCTGGACAGATCGCGGCCATGCCGAACAATCGTATAGTCTGGAATGATCCATCGTTTTGCCGTGGAGAGTTGCCGAGATACAAGGTGATGCCGAATAAGACTTGGCATTGCGAGAGATTTGATTTAGAAAATCCTCAAGATACAGCTATTACACAAGATGCCTAAACGAAAGAACGGAGAACTGACAGAAGGAGAGAAGCGTTACTGCATGGAGCGAGTCCGAGGCAAGTCGCTCGCTAAAGCGTACGAGGCATCTGGATATGCCGCAACACACAGCAAGTATGCGGCAATTCGTGGTGCGAAGATAGAGAACAGACCCCATGTCCAGAAGTATATGGAGGAACTGAAAGAGTCCGTATGGGTGCAGAATGCAATGTCGATTGCCGAGAAGCGTTCCCTGCTTGCAGATGTGGCAAGAGCAAAGCCAGCAGACATTACCGAGGAGTCTCCAATCGCTAGTCTTTCCGTTGATGGTGAGGGCAATCGCAGTCTGCAAGGCCCGAAGGTTGGAGATAAGCTGAAGGCAATCGAGTTGGATAGCAGGCTTTCTGGCGAGCTATCTGGTGATGATTCCAAGAACCAAGTTTTGATTCAGTTAGTCAATGATAGGCTGGAAATCCCTAGCCTAGACGCGAAGGAGGTGAATCACATTGAAGAGTAAAGGTTTGTATGCTGCGATCCACGCCAAGCAGGAGCGCATTAAAGCAGGTTCCGGTGAGCGTATGCGTAAGATTGGAAGCAAAGGCGCCCCAACAGCAAAGGCATTTAAGCAATCCGCCAAGACAGCAAAAAAGGGCTAGGTAATCCTAGCCCCGTTTTGCAGAGTGTTGTTTTATTGTTCAACAAGCATTCGCGTAGTTCCTCAATAAGCGAATGACTCGTTGCGCTTCCGTGTTCGTGTAGTGCCAGATGTTCCCAACTGGCAGACCAACCTGCGTCTTGAGCTTAACGATTAGCTCAAGCTGGCGTTTCGATGCGGTCTTGCTTTCGGATTCGTGTGAAAACATTGTCTCCTCCTTTCCGTTTGAAGGCCAGCACCCGTCCGTCTTCAGTAAGGATGCAGCAGTTGTCGATTATGTTCTCGCACCCGTAAATTTCGGCGAGTGTTAAAGAATCAAAGGCGCGATTCTCGTAGGTTGTTGATAAGATAACCATTACTTCGATCCTTTCTTCTTCGCTAACTTCTTCGGTTGTTGTGCTTTTGGATACACGGATGACATGAATTTCGGCGGGTTCTGATTTTCGCAAGAGCGAATGATTCGGATATAAGCCTCTGGCGGGAGGCAGGTCTGATATGTTTTTTCTAGTGCGCTCATTTTGTTGTGTGTTTTTGTTTGATTTAGAAGCAAATGCGCCTGCTTCGATAGCGGAGATTGTCGTCTAGGTATGCGGCATCGCCATCTTCAAAGCCAATGTCGTATAGCAACTGATCGTCGGAGTAGGTGAATGGGTTGTAATACTCCCTGCCATCGTATCCATCGTCGAAGCCGCGAATGTAAGCGGGATGTTTGTAATAGACGGAGTGGCGGAGTTCTGTTTTGCAATGTGTTTTTGCGTGGATAGGCGCGAAGGTGAATAGCAACGCTCCTGCGAGTGTAGCGATGCGTTTCATTTCGTCCTCCCTTCTGCTTTAGCGATTGCGGCTTTGCATTGATCGATCAACAGGCTGTTTTGATCTCCGAATGCGTCAACGATGGCTTGCAGCGCTTGAAACATATCTGGAGCGGATGAGATTAGATGGGCATTTGATTTTCCCGCTGGAGTTCTCCAGTTGAAGAAGCAAATGTCTTGAGGCTTGTCCGCATATCTTGTTCTTTGGGTGCTGTAGACTGCCCAAATGTCGTAATCGTGAGGCGTCTTGTCCGCCATCGTGTGGATTCTCTCGACATACCAATTCCCGCCTGTGTGTTGTGTTGTTGTCATGGTTTTGTTGTGTATTTATTCGTTAGTCAATTGTAGCAATAGCAGATCGCACATTTGATCGTGCGCTCGGCTCCAATCCATATCGTTCTCGATCCATTCTGATTCCGCCTCCCAAGATTCGTCATCTTCTTTTCCAAATAGTTCAGCTTTCCAATATGCGAAGACGATGCTTTTTGTGCCGGATTTTTGCTCTTGTTGAAGCATTTCGATTGCTTTTTCGATTTTCATATGTGTTTTGTTGTGTGTTTATTGTTTAACGATTTGTTGGAGTGTTTTCTGCATCTCTTTTTCGAGGTAGTCTGCATCATCTTCTCCGTTGTATTCACGGATTATGTCGATTGCTTGTGAGAGCAAGGCTACGAGTTCGGCGATTGTGTTTTTATCTTGTGGTTTCATGGTTTTGGTTTTGTTGTGTGTTGTTGGTTTATTGTTTAACAGGATTACTTCCAAGCGGGGCCAAGCGATTCGCAATGCCGGAACATTGGCGTGTTGCGTGGAATGTTGCGGATTTGTCCATCTTTTCTGATCCATTCGGCGTCGAAGATTGAGCCGTCAGCGAGGAACCAAGCCGAGCATTTTCCTGTGAATCGACCAGTTATCTTGTGCAGAACGAATGAGTTGCGTTCAAAGACGCCTCCAGAGAATGTTTGTTTTTGGATTTTCATGTGTGTTTTATTCGCAGATCAATCTTTTGAGTTCTTCAATTTCTGTATCATATAAGCGAGTCTTGGAAACATCTCCAAGATAGGATGATTGAATAATTGTTAAGTCTCCATCGCTGTCCTTAATTATTGCCGTTGTATCTCCATCGCATTCGCAAATTGAGATTGCGTTTGTCCCTGTATGTATTATGGTATCAAGGATTTCCAACGCTAGTTTTGTGTTATTTTGTTTTGTGGTTTTCATGTGTGTTTTATGGTTTAACAATAGGTTGTTTTGTGTTTCGGAGCTTTTCACTCCATGCCGCCCTCCCGTAGAAGAGCGGTTGTGGAATGCATAGCAGGAAGTGTGCCAGCTACAGGTTAGAGATTGCTTTCTCTAAATCTCGGATTAGTGAGGCGCGGATTTGCGCGGAGTGTTTTTCAGCGTCTTGAATCATGCGGTCTGCTTTGTCTTTCGCCTGTTTCAAGAGGAATTCCGCTTGTGTTTTCGCGTTTGCGAGGTGCTGGTCTTGAATGCGGCGTGATTCCGTCCAAGTAACCTGCGGGAAGAAATCCGAGCGGATATCCTGCTCGATTTGCGGGAGTTGATCCAATAGCCACGGGCCGCAGTAGGAGTTCGCGCCTAGTTTTTCGGCGGTTTTTCGGAGTGTTTCAAGTTCGTCTTGTTTGTTCATGGTATTATTTCTGTTTTTTAGTGTGTTATTTGTTGTTTAAAAATGGGATAAATGATTTCAAGCAATGGTATTTCCATTCCCATGTTCCATCCTCGTATGTCACCAAATATTTGGTGCTGAAACCATAGTGAATCTCTTCAACGCTTTTGATTTTCATTATTTCTGTTTTTTAGTGTGTTGTTGTTTTAGTTTGTCGATTTTCTCCTCGATTTCGCGTCCTTCGCGGATTAGTTTTCTGGCCTTTTCCAAGGTGAGATTGTGATATTCTGCAAAGAATTCGGTAGACAGGAATTCTTCAAACCAGATTCGGTAGGCGGTATGTGCGGTCATATTTTTCGGTGTGTTTTATTGTGTGAGGATGTTGATGATTTGCACGGCTAGGATTGTCAGAATCACGATTAGGGCGCAGGATCGGTGGAAGAAGGTTTCCCGTTCGCGTGTGTGTTTTCGGAGTGTTTTCATTTCTTCCCCTTATTAAATTGCCAAGCATATCCGCTAGCGTTTGCTTTTCTAATTAGCAGGAAAGCATTTTCTCGCGTGATGTTTAAATATGTGACCGATCCGCCGATTTGGTGAATGGTGAGGCTGTAGTTTTTCATGTGTTTTTTGTGTTGTGTTGTGTTGTCTGTTGGGAATTAAGATTGAATCACAAAGCCGCTTGTGTCTTTTTTGGCTTTTCCTTTGGCTTTAAGCGCGACGACAACCCCCTTCGGATCGAGAAAGCGGAGGTCGCTTTGATCTCCATCGAATGTGGGGCGGTTTGCATAGGATTCTGGAATGCTTGAAAAAACCGCCGCGACATTTCCCCCACGCGCTAGAACCGCCTCGCATTCGCTTTGATTATTTTCTTTGCGTGAGAATGTGAGCGAATAATTCGCGGGAAGCTTTCCGTCCAAGAATTCCTGCATTCGGGAAAAGTTCGGAGTATAGTCATAAAAGGGAACCTCCGCGAATTCTTCCATGATTCCGAACTTGTGAAAAGGGAGATCACTAGTGCCATTCAAGCGGACACATGGGAGCATTCCAGCTTTCTTTGCTTTCTTTACTAGTGCGGCAATATCGGCGCGAAGGTCGCGAAGGAATGCTTCGCGGTCGCGCAGGAAATAGTGCGATTTTTTAAGGCGGGCATTTTTCACGGAATCAAATGCGCCGCGACCAGCGGAGAATAAGCAAGCCGCTTTGCAACCGACGGAGGCATGAGGGCAAAAATTGCGACCAGATAAATCAGCAGGGGCAAGATAGAGGATTCCGGTCAAATATCCTTTGGCTTGGCCTTTTTTAGTTTTGGCGTTCGTGTCGATAGATAGAAGGTTCATTTTAGTTTTAGGTTTTTCGCGGCTTTATTACCGCACCTTCAGACATAGCAAGACCTGTGCCATGTTCGCGACACTAGGTAAAGACACGCGAAAAGATGCACAGCATTTTCTATGCCATGGCATTTCTTGCCTAGTAAACGGGAAGATTTTGCCGGAGATGGGCAGGATTTGCCGGATTGGTATTGTTGAACAGGAACGCGCCAAGAGGGAATGATGTTGGCATAGTAGATGCTATGCAGAGAGGCGAGGGAAGGCACGAAGCCAGCCCGCAAACCATAACACAAAAAACCAATGACACTACAAGCCACACAAGAACCAAAGCACACAAGCGGCCCTTGGGGAATCTCACTAAATAGCAAGACGGGCGCGAAAATTATCAGCTTTAAAGAGGGGGAGATTATCGCGAAGGTTAACAAGCTCACCGATTCACGAAAACTAGAATATGATGCCCGTTTAATTTCGGCTGCGCCCGTGATGCTCGAAGCATTGCAAGCCGTAGCTGATAGCATGATCGGAAGCGATAGCTTTATAGCTCGACAAGTGAGAGTGGCAATAGTCAAAGCCACACAATAGGACAAGCCACAAGCTAACAAGACAAGCCCCGCTTTAATCGGCGGGGTTTTTCTTTTGCCGATTTTCAGGGGAACATATCTAGGTATTCGAATATGTGGATATGTGAGAAGTGGAAAGCAAGCGCACGGAAAAGCGCACGGGTCGGCAAGCCAGATTTTCCCATGTGGCCGTCCGCCCTCTTTCCATCAAGTGGCCTACAGCCCACACGCTCGGCGATTCTTCCCGCATCATTCCCCTTGCCAATCCATCAAACGCAATCTAGCGGCATCCTAGCGCAAAGGTTTCCCACTATCTTCTAGTGCTGTTATGAGAAGTTATATTGCAAACCAATTACTTATAAAAGGCGAAACGCATTTAATCCTCCGGCCTCCGCATGACATAGGCTAGTGATGCGGGAGGATAGACAAGCGGTGAGGCTATACACTAGCGGGAGGGAGGGAGGGAGGGACAGACAGCGGGACGGATGAGCGGCCAGACAGACAGACCCCCGCCACGGGTAGGGGGAGGGGAGGGGACGGCGCGTGTGCATGTCGCGTAAAAGAAGACCCTAGGAAAAATATAAAAAATAAAATTATATTATCTCGCCTTCTCAAGCACTTACCCCTAGCTGGAATCGAACCAGCAACCTAGAGATTAGAAATCTCTCGACTAGGATTTGAACCTAGACAAGAAGCTTAGAAGGCTTCTGTGCTTTCCGTTACACTATCGAGAGATATAACTCCTGCATGAACCTCCATGTGGCAATTAGCGCAAAGTAATACGCATTTATCCAGTTCCCTTGTGGCTCTTTCATCCCAAGTTGTTAATTTGATTTTACTGATCGAAAAATCCTTCTTGCTTGGGTCTAAGTGATGAAACTGTAATGCGCCTTGGTATTTAGAGTATCCACAGTAACAACATTTATTTCCCTTATATTCAATCGACTTGCGCTTGAATAAACGCTGTCTTTCTATTGTCTGATCTTTGTGACATGGCTTACAATATGGCGAGTTTCCGACTCCATTTCTTCTATCGTAAAACTCTGTTAACCCTTTCTCGGTATTGCATCTGGGGCATTTCTTCATGTTCAGTATTATGCACATTGTGGATAATATGTCAAACTTAATCCGCCTCGCTCTGTCCTGTTGAGCTATAGGGGCGTCTTTTGCGTTTATTTGCCCGTTAAACGAGTTTTCCTGCCTTACTGCGGCAATGTAGCGTTTCTCTGCTTATCTTCGCTTATACGGGCTTATACGCTAATCTAGCGGCATCTCTTGAGGAATTGATAGTAGTCCTGCTGGGTTTACCGTAAAAAGGGTAAATTGGTTTATGCTCCATCATCTCGGTTCTACTCCTCCTTTAGGTGTGCGACAAACATCCGTTTTTAATATCTCTGACTAGGTATGACCTCTCAAATCCCTTATATGTGTGCGACATGTTTTTGATGTTTATACCTACTACCTCCCTACCGCCCCCCATACTGGGATATGTGTGCGCTAAAATCACTTTTTTTGTCATCTCTATGGGCAGGAGAATCTAAATCCCTATAATGTGTGCGCTGCTTTTTTGGCAATTCGCTATTTGGATTTCTTGACCTTCTTGGCGATGTCGGACCTTGTGACGATATACGACATGTCGATCCCGCTCTTTTTCATAAACTCTAGGATGATCTGGATGTCTACCTGCATGATTTCGTTTTCCTCGACTAGGGCATCTACCGCTTCTTCCATATCGTCTAGCTCTGCCTCTAGGTCTTCCTTCTCTTTAGCGTTTTGCTCGATTATCCCGACTAGGAACTTGCAGGCTTTGTTTACGGTATCGCAGGTTTTCTGCAAATTGAAGTTGGGCTTATCCAGACTAGCTAGTGCTTTGTCTAGGTCTATTAGGATTTTGTCTGCTTGTGTCATTTCTTAATTCCCCAGAAATACAAATCGCATGGGTTGTTATTTGTTTTGAACTCAAACTCGGAGAACATTTTTTCTATCGGGAGATTTTTCATAGCCAAACCTTCGTTTAGATTCATGTAGTAGTCGTTTGTAAACGGAGATGAAAAGCTATCCGTTCTGCTTGTGCCGTGTTCAGGTCTTCCGTCGGCAGCACAAGTAAATAAGTAAAGACCTCCGCTCTTTAGGTGAATCCAAGAATTGAAGATTGTCGCTACCCAGAATTTATCATGCTCAAAACATTCTGTTGAAATCACAACATCAAACTCCTTTTCGCTTCTAAAGAAATTACCCGGACACACAATATCAACATTGCGTCCCTCCCCAATATCAATTCCTAAATAATCGCAATTGTCGAACAAGTATCTGTTGTTTCCATTAATGTCCATCGAGCCTATATCCAGAACACTACCTTCAAACAAATGCGGAAATCTATTTTTAACTGACTTGCAATATTCTTGTTGGGCGTGATGTGCCATATTTATGTGTAAAAATTAATATAATCTGGTTTTGAATTTGCTATTTTAAGAAGCACCTCGTCACACATTGGATTAGATGCTCTCGCCAATCCTAATGGTTCTTCTCCAAATTCACAAATCAATCTTTCATATTTCGCTTTAATCATATTCGCCTCTTCAGAGTCAGACCCATAAAACCAAGGCTTTCTAGCCCAGTATTGTTTCATATTCGCAATTTCTGAATCGTGAATGATGTTCTGGCTCGCATTTAATCTAACCTCTTGACTTGGGGAAAAATTAGGAACCTCCCAAAACATATACTTTGAATACCCGGTCAGGGAATCTGTTAGATACAATTCCGCATTAGATGATGTTGAATTGACGGCATTTATCCTGAATGCCGTGTCTTTATATTGACCAAGATTGTAATTCAAGAACTTGGACAACTCGTAAGTCATCACAAAGTCTGCATCCCACTTGAACTTCCACTTCATGCTGCACCTAGACAAGCACCAGTTCAGATAGCTTGGAAGGCTGTGCGGCGAGCTGGAATCCGTGCATAGCATCTCATACCCGGCCCTAGACACGGGATAGTCATATTGTTCAACAATAATCAACCTGCCCTCTGATTGCAGCCGCCTTACTATCTCGGCAGAACCATCAGTGCATTGGTGGAGTATAACAATTATCTCATGCGGGATTGTTAATAAATCCAAAGACCTAATACTCCTCTCAATCGTTGCCTCCTCATTGTGGACCCTAACCAAGAACGAGATCATAATTTAGCCCACTCCAAGATGTCATTTTTTATCACTTTATTAAATGATTCGCATCCAGATGTTGTTGACATACTTGTTTCGATTATTCGATTGGACCTCAACTTCATTACGCTAAGTCCCCGCATTTCACAGGTTCTTGCAATCCAGTTATCGCCAAACCATACCTTGATATTCTCTGGTATCTGAACCCAATTTGATTTCTTTACAAAGATCAAGCATCCCCAGCCTAGACCTATATCATTTCCGTCTTCAAGACAAATCTCGCTTGCTGCATTCCCGAAATTAAAGTGAGACATCCCTATTGCCCCGAAGTTATCCAATTTAGATACAAATGAAAACATGTCGTCTGGCTCAAAGAGTATATCGTCATTCGATATTGCGACAAGCTCATTCCTTGCCTGATATACGCCAATATTCCACGATGGATTCACATATAGGTTCTCGTAGCTCTCGATAAGCGTCAACTTCTGTATGGTGTTTAAGTTTTCTGGCCTACTATCCTTATCGTTATCAATTACAATAACTTCATCAATAAATTCACACTTATCGTATAGATGCAAAAGATCAAGCGTGACTATGGATTTCCACATAGTCGGAATAACAACGCTGAATTTGCGATACTCAGGACCGTTCATTTATTCTTTTTATGAACTCAAATAGGTTCCCAATAAACTTCTTCATTCCCACATGTCCGCAAGTCATGTGAGGGTCCAGCCAAATATCAAATCCTGCCTTACGCAATTTATCGCAAAGAATAATATCTTCAGACCAAATCTCTCCATCAACAACCTTTACATCGAAAACCATCCTGTTTTCGCCTCTTTGGCACATATACGGCTCACTGGATTCCCATACAGCGTTAATCGCCTTCTTGCTTAATTTAAGAAACCCAGTTCCAATTCCCTCGCATTTGATGAGGCCGTTTTCGTGAATTGTTGTATCGCTGACCTTGGCTGCGTATAACTCGGCATTATCAGTCTTTTTTCTAGCTGTGCCGCCAACAACATCTTCTTCTCTGCGGATTAAACTAATAACCCATTCTGGATTCCACTCCATATCGGCGTCGATGAAGATCATTGCGTCAACATCGCACTCAATCGCCATCTTTACTAGGTCATTTCTGCATCTCTGAATTAAAGCATCGTTGCCGATAAATACTGGGTAAATCCCGATCCCTCTCTGCTCTCCGAGTCTAACCGTCTCAACAACAGAAGAAACATATTCGATGTCCGCCTTGTTATACGCACATGGCGTTGCGATCATTATTTTCATATATTATTGTTAAACATAATCACGCTTCATTGCGTCTAGTCCGTTTCCTTCGGAATACCAGCCTTTGCCTGTATAGACATCAAGGACATCCTCGAAATACTTCTCATACATCGGGGCTACCTTCTCTAGCGTGAAGTTCTCTCCGAACTTGCGGCAGTCGGCGGGTTTGATCTGGTCAATATTTTTGATCGCATCTACGAAGTCTCCCATAGTCCGGCAGCGATAACCTGTCTTCCCGTGGATATTGTTCTCCGCGAAGCTGCCCCAGTCAGTCGTTATTGTTGGTGTTCCAGACAGGAGGTTCTCGATCTGCACTCCTCCAAACGGCTCGACATACATACTCGGCAGGAAACTAGCCTTGGCTTTCGACATAAGACGCTTGCGAGTCTCGACATCTGCGTATCCGATATACTCTACATGATCCGGCAGCTTGTAGCCCTCTTCTTTCTGTCCTGCGATAATTAGCTTAACGCCAGCAATTTCCGTAGCTTGGATAGCAACATTAACTCCCTTGCCGTTATAGACTCGCCCCATATACAGGAAGTAGTCTTCTTTGTCTGCGGAATATGTAAAATCTTCTGGATCGAAATAGTTAGGAATAACTACATCATACCAGTCTTGGCGGCATTGTCCTACATTCTGCAACCCACAGAAGGCGTGATAGATCGCATAGGACTCAAATACTTTCCACCTAGCCCAGTGTCCACCTGCGTATCCGATACCCGGCTCTACGACGATCATATCAGGATGAGCATCGCATATCGGTCTTACTCCGCTACCCCAGAATGGGAGTAGGAAATCGTTCTTCTGCTTACGCTTACCGATCTCACGGATAGCGTTCTTATAGAATGTTTGATACGCATCATCCTGTGTATTGTATGTAAAGAACTTACTGCGCCAGTCGTGCGTTCCATACACTCGCATGAAGTCGTCATTCGTGAGGACCGATACATGTTCTGTGCAGGGAAGGTCGCTATCTTCGTGTCCGTAGTGGATTACTGTATGTCCACGCTCGGTCATCATCTTCCCGAACTTCACCACTTTTTGTGAGTAAGCGCACGCGTTGAACACTTTACTACTAACTGTGTGAGGTAATCCTAAAATATGGTATGTGTGTTTCATAATTATTTCCAGTCTGGAACTACTGATTTCAGTTTTGCTAATGTGCAATTGTCTCCGTCTGCTAGGTGACGATTCTCTTCTAGTGTGAGGATTATGGCTTGCGTCACATCCATAAGCCTGCATTGAGTCTGGATTAGTTCTGCGTGGGTGCGATGGTGAAACTTTTTTTCTTCCTCCAAATCCTCCAATGCCTCGTCGCGTTCACTTCTTGCTTTATTAAATAGTTGATCTTGAACCTTGTAAAGACCCCGCCGAAATTCCAAATCCTCCCGCGCCTCGTCGCGCTCGCGTTCAAGTTTCTCGCATTTCACTGTTAGCGTAGCTGCCAGCCGAGTCATCGGGTGATCTGCGGTAGCTGCGTTTCGGACGATTGCATCCGTCTCTGGTGTTGGTCGCTCGCTCATTTCTTCTTCCAATCTATTTGGTCGTAGTTATCCCAATACTTCTTCGTAATAGGGCGAGGTCTATCGCCCTTCCCTGCTCCGGTGGTTTGCGACTTCACGCTTTGAATGCGAGCAGCCCTATCTTCTGCGTTCTTTAGTTTCATAGGATTGTTATTGTATTCCTTCTCGGTAATATCGCCAGCCTTTTTTTACTATTCCTGATAATTATTACCGATCAGTAAATTTTATTGTTGAACAATTCTCTGCTCAAACCTCGCTTGATGCTTGATAAACTTCATCGGTATGGAAATCGCGGCGCCATGCCTGTTGTGCGTAATCTGCATCAAGTAGTCTTCTGGATTCTTCGACTCTTCGTCTTGAATGATTCGCGTGAAGGAATCGCAGTCCATGTAGAATGTCCTCGATTCACGGACGGCTCCCTGCTCGTTTAGCTGCGCGAGAAGGACGATGCAGACATTCAGTTCCTTTGCGACGATCTTCGCTGTTCTGGATACCTCTGCTACCTCACGCTCGCGGTTCTTGGGATCGCTGCCTTCCATTAGCTGGGCATAGTCCACCATGATGATCTCGACCTTATGCTCGGCGACTAGCCTCCTGCACCTAGCACGGAATTGGTTCACATTCATGCAAGCCTCGTCAACGATGTGGATCGGACGATTCATAGTCTCAGATATAGCTTTTGAAAGTCTCATGTGATCCTCCTTACGCAGCTTGCCGTCTAGCAGGTCTGAGAGAGCTATGTTTGAGATGCAGGCGATATGCTTGTCCATGATCTCCTCGGCGGACATCTCCATCGAAATGATAGCAACAGGAACATTGCTTTGAATGACTGGATTCGTCACCATCTGCAACGCAGAGGTTGTCTTTCCTGCCTTCGCAGCACCAGCGATTACATGCAGCGTCTTGGGCCTAAAAGCCCGTGTAGCCTTGTCCCACTTGCTTATGCCTGATGGATGCCCTCGGTTGATCTCTCCGTTCGTTCTAGCGGCATCCTCCCACCGAGAACATCGGTCTTGGTGGATACCATTCCGGTGATCTCTTTGCTAGCTGTTTCCTGTAGAGTTTCTGGATCAATCGTCCTGTCGAACGCATCCACAAAAATCTGCTTGCAGGTTAGAAGAATCCTCCTGCGGATCATCACATCTTCCATAGTCTGGAGATAGACATCCCAGTTGGCGGATGTAGGAACAACCGTGTATATCTCGGTGATCCCTTGCTCTCCGCCTGCTTCTTCCAGCAGACCCTTATTCCGCAACTCGCAGGTTAGCGTCAGAAGGTCGATGGCTTTTTTTTCATACCACATATCCACAATCGTCTGCCAAATGTGCTTGTTGGCGTCGAAGTGGAAGTGGTCCTTGTTCACGCGATCAACTGTTTTAGAGATGATCTTGTTGCTGTTCATTGCAGAGCAAAGGAATCCTTGCTCCGCATTTATATCATGCGGTAGTTCACGCTTCATAGGCAGCGTCGATTTTATGTAGGAACGCTAGCCCGTCAATACTATTTTCGCATTCCGAAAAGATTTAGTAGTTCATCTATTGAACTAGAGCTGCTGGGTGGAGGAATGTAATCGTCTTCCTCGACATCCGGCTCTTGATTGAATCCCTGTTTATAGCCTTCGTCGTAGGTAGTGTTGAAGAACTTTCTAAACCCCGAAGCAGTAAGCGTCACCTTTCCGTTTTCCAGTTGTTCGCGTAGTGCTGGATTCTTGGACAGGTAGTAAGCAAACAATTTGTCTTTACACATAAAAAAGAGTATTTATATTAAGCACATACATGAAAAAATACAACTCATTAAAATCATTTTACGATCAGCCGAAAGACGGCAAGAAGATCACGAAAGAGCAACAGCAGGCTCGCAAGGGTTTTACGAAGAATCGTGAGACTGGAAAAGTTACTGGAAAGCAACTCGGCAAACTAAATTACTGATATGGCTAAAATCGGACAATACAACTGGAGTCCTCGTCAGATGGAGCGCATCAACGCTCGTCGTGAAGCTAGAGGTCGTGAATCTTTGGTGAATCTAAAGAATATCAAGACTGAGGAAGATTTGCAGAAGGCTCAGAATTTGGTTGCTAGCTCTAAGGACACGCGCAAGCCAGTCACTATGCAGGCTAAAGCTGGAGTCACCGACATGGAAAAAGAAGCTGAAGAGCGCACTAGAAAGTTTAGAGAGAAGTTTAAGCCTAAAGGTTCGATGGCTGCTGAGTATGGATACAAGAGCAGTTTTCCTACACCGATCAGTAAGGGACTCCGCGAGACTGCTGGTAAGCCTCTTATTCGGAAATCGTGGGATGAGATGAATACTTGATTAGGTTTATCCCAAACCTGTCAGCTATCTCAATCGCAGTATCGTCGTGAGCATAATGTTCCCGATACACAACTTCAGTTATACCGTAGGCTGAAATCATTCTTAAGCAGTTCCCGCAAGGGAGCAATGTGCAGGCTAGTAGTCTGCATTCGTTTGGCCTGACATACCGCAGCGCATTCTGTTCTGCGTGAATAACGAACTTCCTGCGTTCATCTCTACTTGACCAGTATTCGTCAACATTAGGAGGAAAGCCGTTGTAGCCTACCGAGGCAACTGAGTTGTCGTGTCGCAGCAATACGCAGCCAACCTTCTTCCACGGGTCTTTAGACTTCCGTGCTACTACTTCAGCGATGCTTAACGCATATTCGTTCCAGTTCATATCGTATATTACTTGAAATATCCCTTTTTTAATTTGCTGTGAATAGCTGGCATTTTCTTAACCCCATTAGTTAAAGGGGTCCAGTTTTGATATTTCTCAACCATTCTTCTAACTTCATCTTCATTTAATGAAAACCATTCACCAGACTGATGTCTTGATATGCAAAATGAATGAAGGCATCTCTCCTTCAGCTTGCTCCCATCCATCTTTGCCTCAATTCTCAACTTAAATGGACATGATCCTTTTAGAGATTTAAGTCTTACATCTAATGTTTTATTGCTCTTGCTAAATCCTATTTTAACAAAATTACTTCCAACTGCTCTTATCACATAAATCATAAAAATCCTTTCTAAATAAAAAACACAATTTGTGGTTCTTTATTACGGTTCTTTATTACGGTTCATATTAGATGGGGTGAACGGGTTCACCCCTACCTACCAGTGAACGCATTCACCCCTACCATACCGTGAACGGGTTCACCCCTACCCCATCATGCTTCTTGCTTTTAGGTATGACGGAATACAGGATTTTTTTACTCAATTTATCAGCCCCAAGTTGCTCTATATTTATATTGTAGATGTTTGAAGTTCGCCTTCCCTTGCGATCAAATCTTTCTTCAATTTCAATTAGGCCGATAGCCTCAAAGGCATGAAGATATTTCTTTGCTGTCTGTTCAGATACTTTGGACATCTTGGCTATCCTTTTTATCGAAGGCCAACAAGCCCCGTCGTCGCTGGCGCAATCAGCTAACGCAATCAACACCAATCTAGCATTACCGCTAGTTTCGCTTTTCTCGAAAACTTCCGAGAGGATTCTTACACTCATAACAATAAATAAACCCCTCTGTTGGCGCATCTGGAGGTATAGAGAGTTTAAGCAAACAACGAGTGTTGCTCCAGAATACGCCAAAAGAAGGGTCTTGTTTATTATTCATTGTTGTTTGCTTTTATTTAACTCAAGGCTCTCTAGTTCCTCGATAGGACAACAATATGCTACAGCATTCATATGTCAAGCCTGTATAAAATCAAAAACCCGTCTCAATAGGTTAGTATCAAGACGGGCATTTCGGGCGGGTGAAAGATGAAAATACAATACACTATTTTCAACAAGCGTCAAGTGATTTGAAAGAAAAACTGCCTTGAATTTCTTTCAATATTGTTCAACAATAACTCGGTGAACGCATTTCATTCCGGTTGCATCGGAGATATTATCTACTCCATTCCTACGATGAAGGCATTAGGTGTAACGAACCTTTATGTCGATGATCGTCCGTGGACAAAGCCAATCGTGCATCGTATTGACGCATTCAAAAGGCTGATCGAATCGCAGGGAATCGAGGTCAAGAAGCATGAAGACGAAAATATCGACTTCGATTTGTCCACCTACCGCAACGGGGGAATGATCTACGGTGACACTATCGCTAACCGAGTAGCAAGATGGATTGGAGTTAAGATCGACTTGTCCAAACCTTGGATGCAGATTGACGAGAAGAATCCAGCAACGAAAGGCAAGATCGTCGTAAGCCGTGGTGCTAGGTGGCACGGAGAGTTCTTTCCGTGGAACAGGCTAACTAGCGAGCTAGGTCACAAGATGGTATTCGTTGGACTACCGGAGGAGCATCAGGACTTCTGTTCGCTATTCGGGAATATCGAATATTTGCCCACAATCGACCTATACGATGTCGCAACAGCTATTGCGGGTGCTGACCTATTCATAGGCAATCAAAGCTCGCCTAACGCCATTGCAAACGGAATACACAAGGAATCTATTATCGAGACTTGCCTATATGCCTTTGACTGCATCTACGACAGACCGAATACAACATTCTGCCACGATGGGATACTAAAGGTTAGATTTGACGGAATGACGGTTATCTCGGACAATCCTTCGCCAAAACACGGTTGGAAAATCGACATCTTTGGAAGAACGCTAAAGGCTCAAGACAGGCATATTTGTATTGCATTAGCTAGAGCGGATTGCTATCTTCGTGGAATTTACTACAATGTTGATCAGCTGACAGAACTTGCGGAGAAATACTAAATGGCTAACATCGCAATAAAGAATGGTAATGTTATATTGAAGGGTGGATTGGTTAGTTGCACTTGCTGCGCGGCTGGACCATGTCCTTCTTTCTCTAATCTCTGCGTTAATGGATTGCCATTGTTTGGTCCTACATATAGCGAAAATAACGGAGGAGTATGCACTTGGCAAACAGATAGCACCCAATGCTTGGATAATATTTTCACATGCTATGGGCTAAGTTATTATTTTACATTCCCTGATCCAAGTGTTGGTTGCGTTGGATCAGGATGGATTATTGTCTTTTTTGCAGACATGGGTGGAGGCGTTATCTCTGCTGCTGGAGCATATAAATGTGGCGACGATCCCTATGGAACTTATACGCTATTCCCCGGATCACCCGGACTAGCTCCAACAATAAGCTCTTGTTCGTAATGAATCCAAGCATCCACGCCACAGCAATAGAAAGAATGCGTATGCTCTCAGAGGCGGCTAGTAAATTTATTGGTTCTGGATTCAAATTACCAACATCAGAAATTTTAATGGAACGAGAATCTATTTGCCGTGCCTGCGATCAATGGGATGCACAAGCAATTAATGGAACTGGTCGCTGCAAGAAATGCGGATGCAGCACATGGGCTAAATTACGCATGGCAACAGAAAGATGCCCCCTCGGAAAGTGGGAAGCTGTTAGCGTTTAGGAAGGCAAGCAGTAGATTATTGTTGAACAACAGTATTGATAATAATATAGTTCCCGATTTATGCAGCCGATCAAGACAACAAACGCTATGAACCCCGCGCCAGCAAAGGGGATCGAATCATTTCCAACTCCGGTAATAGATGATGTTGTTATCTCGGAGATCGTCAATTCGTGGAAGGGAGATTACCAACCGCTGGAATACGGAACGCTGTGGAAAGATGTTCCTCACGCACCGAATCAAGGCAGCTTCCCAGAGCATAAGCTAGTTTACCAGCAACCGACCAGCGAAGACGGACAATGGATAAAGCGTATCTGGGTTAATGATCGTGTAAATCAGGACAGCTACAACTACGCAATTAAGTATAGCGCAGGATCGCAGGATCACCCGATATACATCAGGACATATATTGTTCCACGCGAAGGATACGCTCCACTGCCAGACGGAACGCCTGATCCGCTATTCCCGACAGCGGTATTGGTTGATGAGGAGGTTACTCGAAACGAAGGCGAGTTAGATTCTAAATACATCACCGTAACACGAGTCTACGAGACGCTTCCCGGTCCAGCGGTTCCTACGAGACGCTACAACGAACGAGGAGACTTGGAGACTGTAATCGTTCAGACTGTTCCTCCCAATACTCCTCCGACCGCAGACGGCTTGCTTGTTACTCAATCGCAAGTAGAGCAAGTAGAGACAGGTAAGGGCGTAAAGACAACTGCAACTGTTACAGATCATGCACTGCTTCAGATTAAAGAAAAGAAAGAAGGGTTGCTTGGGGAGACGATCACGACCGACGACATCGTTGATCCATCTACAAATCCAGATGCTTTATCTCAAACCGTAGTCGCATCTACTGTTGAACAATACACGGCAACAAAAGCAAGGAAGCGGACAACTACCGCCAGCGGGCCAACAAGCCTCAGTCAAAAGAGTAAAGATGGGAAATTACTTGGAGATACTACAGCAACAGAAAGCATTGTAGCGCCAAGCACTAATCCAGATGCAGTAAGCTCTACAATTCTTGCAAGCGAAGTAAAACAGGTTGATTCCGGTAAGGCTATCAAACGGAATGTTGTTCTTAACAGCACTCCTACGCTTTCGGGCGGGCAGACCGGAGAGGGATTACTTGGAACCAAAACCACCACTGAATCTATTGTCGCCGCAGGAACAGCGCCAGATGGTGTATCGCTTACTGTTATATCTTCGCAAGTAGAGCCTATTGATTCTGTAAGAAGCAGGAAAGCAACCATTGAATCTAGTGGACCAACATCCTTGCAAGCTACATCGCTTGTAGATAGTGCCGTTGGTCAAGTTCCAGCAACGGTATCTCAAAGCATTGTTACTCCAAGCACAACTCCCGCTGGAGGGAAATTTGTATTGCAGGATCAAATCAGTTCAATTGACGAAGCGAAAGCAAGAAGAGAAACGGTTACTGTTTCATCATATCCAAATCTAACAACATACGATTTGGACGAACAGCTTAATGTCGTAGTAATAAACGAGAGAACTGTAATAGATCACAACACGCCGTATGTTGCCCCACCGCTCGTTTTAACATCAAACGACAGGCCGATTGACCAATGGAAGACGCTTAGAATCACAAGCAGGATGGCGAATCTTCCGCCAACTAGAACTGAATATAAAACTCAGCAATTTACATTTCCAGCAATTCTTGACAATGTTATTCCTAACTCATTAAATCTTGGATTTGGAAGAGTGCCGATTAATGACACGGAAAGTTCTTTCGAGACTGGAATAAATCAATATGCTTCAGTTCAACCAGTATTAAGACCAGCATTAAGCATTCCAACTCAAATTAAAATTGTCACAACATTTTATTCTTCACAGCCAACTCCTGATGCAATTTTTCAAATAACAACTCAAAATGTATCATTTAACGGATCGTTAATTTCATTTAACTTTGGAGATGTCATATTAAATGCCCTAACAGTTGGTCCATTTGTCGCAAGCGATGATGATATGAGATATTCTGGATTAAGTGAATCTATTTCATTTCCAGCATCTATTCCAAATAGAACAACATACAACTCACTTATTGGAACAGAGGTTGTTACATTTTCTGATGTTGAATATTATAGAGCGGGAATTTGGTTTAAGAGAACTGGATATGTTACATTGAGATGATAGACGATTATCAATATCAACCACAGCCATTACCTCCCAAGAATGAGGGGCTGTTTGGATATGGAGGAAAACCAAACGAAGGCTCTCGCGGATTTCAAGGAGATATAGTCGATTACGGTGGAACTGGTGGTGGTGGAGGTTTAGGGCAAGAAGGGCAACAGGGACCACAGGGACCACAGGGACCACAGGGACCACCGGGAACACTCGTAAATGGTGTTCAGGGTGACATGCTTTACCATAATGGAACAGACTGGGTTACATTTTCAAAGCCATTATCAGACGGCATATTAACAATCACAGCAGGAGTTCCAAGCTGGATTGTTGCAAGCACTAAATCTTTAATATTCTATGATCCATCTCTTGCAAATTGGTCAACATTGGGCGCTCCAGCAAACACCGGAACATTTGTTCTTGGTTATGTTGATGGAGTTTTAGAATGGATGCAAACCACAGATTGCGGAGCGACAGGAGCAACTGGCCCTTAAAGCACAGAAACATTTTATTATTTACTTTTCCAGCTTAACATATAAATATAACTAAATTATGGCAACCACACCAGCAACATCAATAGGGTCATCATATCAAAGACTAGGGGGATCAACTACTGTAATCAAGCAGGGAGCAGCAGGGCCAGCATTAAGTGCATCTACTAGACAACGCTTAGACCTTGCTGAACAACGCAAGCTAGAAGAGGAGAAGGCGGCTGCAGATCGCAGAAAGCTGTCAGCAATGACCCCGTATGAATTGGCAGAGGAAATGGGAAAAAGGTATCAAGAGCAGCAGACAAGAAGCAATGAGGCATTGCAGAGAATGGCCGCTTCTCGCGGAGGAGCAACACCGCATTTCAGACCAACACCTAGTGCGAATATGTCTGGGTCAAACTTCAATCCGTTACTTCGATTAAAATAAATGCGAATAACACTTGGGGAGGCTAGACCTCAATTATATCAAGCAATTGTTCCTTCGATTGATAGCCAATCGAATATAGATCGCTTTAATTCATATCTTAATCTCGCGCAGGAAAGATTGATTAACAGCGGGAAGTGGAACGGAACAATCCTCCCAGTTCGTTTTTATTCGCCTAGTGGGATGATTACGCTTCCTCGCAGATTCGTTTCCGCGCTTGCTGCCAAATGGCACAAGAATACAGGAACGGATAGCTGGGCTACTGGACCAATTAAGATTCGTAACGGATGGTTCTCATATCTCAATCCAATCTCTGATTTGTGGACAGCTTCGTATTGGCCTAGATACGGCTACAACGAAACATTCTTTGACGATCTCGGAGATGGATTCGTGACATTCGCTAATACTACATTTGAGACATATACGCTCAAGCTGGAGATCGAGAATGCTAGTGACGCAGGCGAATCTGTTGTTATTAAAGGCAAGGACGCGAATAACAATGATGTAACAATCCAAGTAACGCTTGCAAATCCGACTGCAACAAACGCTCAAATATTCAAGGGGCCAATTACATTTTTCAGCAAGCCAATGACTGTTGGCAATGTTAACCTTTTTGCTGTTAACGGAGTAAACGAAGAGCAGATCGGAGCATACGAGGCAACAGAGACAACTGCTAGCTATCATCGCTATGCAGTCCCCAACGAGCCTACAATTAATTACCTAGATGTTCTCTGCAAGATTCGCTTCGTTCCATGTGTTTACGATACAGACGAAGTTATCGTATCAAACCTCGGCGCACTCAAGAATATGCTGATGTCCTTGAAGTGGGAGGATGAAGGTGATATGGAACGATCTGAAATGTATTTTATGAAAGCATTGCAATTACTAAACGGAGAAAACCGAGAGGTTCGCGGAGGATCGCAATGGAAATTGAATATAGATCGAGCTGCAATGCAGTTTGAAAACCTTTGGCCCGGAAGATAAACTATGCCTACATTTTCTCAGACGCCCGGAGAGTTGAATATCGAATCAGTTGTAGGAACTGATTTTCTTTGCACTCTTAATTTCGATATAAATATTTCATCGTATGATTTTGAGGCTGGGATTGTATTAAATGAATTTCCGTCAAAGGTAATATATCCTATTACAGCAACAAAGTCTGGGACAAATATTGTAAACCTCTCATTAAGTAAAATCCAGTCATCTGAAATCGGTGCTATTTCAAAAAGAAAATGGTATCTAAATCGGCTTTTTAATGGGACTAGGCAAACGCTTATTTCTGGCAGATTTGAATTATCAGATATTCCAATTGGTCAAAATAACGGATTGGATAACAATGTTATTGTTTCAACATACAACATTAACATATACGCTTCAGCAATTTCTGCAATGGGTGCAACTGGAGCTACCGGACCTCAAGGTGTATCTGGAACTACTGGAGCTACTGGTGCTACAGGATCAGGAGCAACTGGTGCAACTGGAGTTCAAGGGGCTACTGGTGAACAATCTCCAGCAGGCGGTATTAGGTGGCCTTATGTATCTGATGGCTCGACATTGGTTTACAATATATCTGGGGCATTATCAACTTTATCAACAGCATACATAGTTGCATTTGATGGTGTTATTCAAGACCCAATTTATTACACGATTAGCTCTGGATCGCCATATACAATTACTTTATCAACCGCCCCAGCGAGCGGAGTAAATATAATTATTGTTTCGCTTAATGGCGTTGCTGGCCCGCTTGGGGCAACAGGCGCTACTGGAATTGGGTCTACTGGAGCCACGGGATTGACTGGCCCTACAGGCCCAAGCGGAGGTCCAACAGGAGCTACTGGTCCTCAGGGCGCGACTGGTCCTCAGGGCGCGACTGGTCCTCAGGGCGCTACTGGCGTTGGAGCTACTGGCGCGACTGGCCCTGCAATAACATTACCAGCAGGTAGCGGTATTCTTGCAATAGATAATGGGATTTTATACATTGTCGGAACAACCGGATGTTAATATTAGTTAGAACTAACTTGTTTGTAATTGTGAATGGATAGAATTACTGATAATACTGTTAAACAATAAACGACTAAAGATATGGCAACAATCCCTTCACGAAAGGCTACATTTACAGAGGAAGAGAAGCGGAAGCTCGTCGAGGGAACTGACGCGCAAGGAAAGCCATTGAGTGAATCGGAGAAGATGAAGCTCTCCAAGATGCACACTGCTAGAACGCTGGGTGCTGATTGGCGCGAGAGAGGCGCTGAAAGGATGAAAGCTGAAGAGCCTGCTAGAGCGCAGCAAGCGTTAGCAGAAAGAGCCGCTGCAAACAGAAAGACGCAATACGAATCTCCACTTCAAGAAACCGTTACTAAGGCAGAGATTGATCTTCCCGGTGGAGGCAAGGTAAAGTATGGCATCGACACGCTCGCTAGGATGCGCGATTTCGAGACAAAACAAGCTGAAGAAAAAGCTGCGCTACAAGCCAAGAGGGAAGGTGCGCTTTCTGCAATGCGTCAGAAGGCTGGAACTGCGCTTAGACAGAGATACGAGGACGAGTTAGCTTCTCGCGGATTTGCGCCACCTAAGACTAGGCAGGATCAGGAGGCTATTGATAGGGCTAGGATGGATGAATTTAGAACAATCTCGGACGCAAAGGAGATTGCTAGAGAAAAATCTAATACAGCATTAAAGGATTACAAATACTTTGATGCTCTCGCCAAACAAGCCGCCGTTTCAGGCAGAACAAAGGAAGCCGAGGATTTGGCTGAGATGGCTAGAGAAACTGGCGGACTTATTAAAAACTCATCAGCTAGAAGGAAGTTCATTGAAGATCAAGAGATGAACAAGGCTAGGGCATTGATTAGCGAAAAGACAAAGGCTCGCATTTCTAAAACGCAGGCGCAGAATACTTCTAATCCAGAGGCAACTGTTAGCGGATACAGAGATTTTGTTGCTGGAGTTAATCAAGAACCATTGTCTACTCCGCCTCCTACTTTGTATCAAGTCTTTGCTGGGAAATATGGCAAGGGAGCGTCTGGAAGATATGTAAAGCCAGAAGGCCCAACAGCGCGATCAATTAAAGAGAAATCTAAGGCCAAAGCAGAAACTAAAGTTAAGGAAGAATCAACTCCTCTCAGTGCAGGCATTAAGAAACTCCAAGAGCAAGAAGCGGCTAAAAATTTAGAATCAAATAAGAAAAAGATACAAGAATACGAACGCGAGATTGATGCTTTATCAAATCCATCAACAAGACCAATTGGATCAGAATTACCATTCCGATCTAAGACTTTAAGGGAGTTGAAGCGTGACGAAAATAGAATTATAGAAATTCGGAAGAAAATAAAATCCCTAAAGGAATCCTAATTATACCGCTTACTTTTTATTAAAATGGCAAACAGAAGATACAGATCATATCGGCAAGAACCAAGGGACGAGTATTCTCCTGATTTCTCAAGTAGGGGATATGAATTAGAAATGAAGGCATTGCAGAGGCAACCTTCATTTAGCAAGTTTGATTACTCAAAGCTAGAAGAAGACTATCCAGTTACAACGATAGCTGAAGACTTTATGATTAAAGAGAGGAAGCGTCAGGAGCAAAAAGGTCTTCAGGAGGAGATCAATTACAGAAAGTCGCTCATCGAAGATAGAGCTTCCCAGCTTGAGCTAAAGAAAGCCGCTAGAGACTTGGATATGTATGAGTCTCAGATCAACCGAGAAGACGCAATGCTGGAGCAGATTCCTATCGCTAGGCAGAAGTTAGCTGATTTGGATGTCCGTGATCCTAACTTCATCAACAAAGCATACGACATTCAAGACGAGCATCCGATGGCTTTCGAGAGCCAAGAGTTTCAGAAGTATGTATTCCAGCCAATGCTGAATCGCAACTCGCGTCTGTCAGGTCGCAAGCAAGAGGGCGTTATCACTCCAGATGACGCAAAGAAAGCGATGGATGAGATTATGAAGTATGAGACGCTGAAAGAGCAGGAGTATCCAGACGAGGATCATCCTGAACAGCTTCGGAATTATCTCGGCATTCAGCAAAACACGCTAAACCAATTTTATTCTCAAAGAGGAATGGCTAATCCGATGGGAGCAACTGCACCACAGCAAGGCGGAATTGCGCCACAACCTGCGTTGGCTCCATCAGTTGAAGATTCAGATACTACTACTGCGAGAAGATTAATTTCGAGAAGACCTGAATTGAAGGACGAGATAAATAGAAGATTGATTTCGGCGGGGAAACCTCCTATTGAATAGTTATGGGACTTTTCGATGATCTTCTTGAAGAAGATGAATTAACTCAGCAACCCGTCCAACCTCAAAGCCAAAGCCGCCAAGGTGGACTTTTTGACGATCTTCTTGAAGAGGATGATATCGCGCCAGCAACTCAACAGCCAGCGGCACAACCTGCATATCAGTATGATCATAGTGGATTCCGCAGGAAGAAACCTGTAGCAGCAGAGCCAAAACCAGAAGAGCAAGGCATCCTTCGCCAAGTAGCAGACATCCCGCTAGGAATCGCCCGTGGTGGAGTTACAGGCATTAAGATGATGACTGACATCTTGGGGGCAGATAACGCTGTGTCGAAATCACTCGCTGGAGTTGAGGGATACATGGCTGATTTGATGTCGGCGCAAGCTAAAGAAGACCAGCAAGAGATTTCTCGCATTATGAAGGATGCCGAGGACAAGGGATTCGGCGAGCAGGTTAAGGCTGGTATCAAAGCATTCAGTATCGCCCCAGTCGATATTATGTCGCAAGCCTTAGGAACGATGGCTCCGGTTATCGCTACAGGTCTTGCAGGTAGTGCAGCCAAACTGGGTGCATTGGGTATGCGAGCAGTTCAAGCTGGCGTTGGTGCTGGCATGGGTGCTGGTATGATTAAGGGCGAGATTTACAACGAGGTTAAGAACGAGCTAGTCAACTCAGGTATCGCAGAAGACGCAGCGGAGAAAGCTGCTGTAGATGCTCAGTCTTACGGAGGCAAGAACCTAGATCAGATTCTCCTTGGAGCAGGACTTGGCGCAGCATCTACGCTTGGCGCTGAAGGCATCATTACCAGAATCCTTACGAAGCAAGGAACCGCTCCTGCTGCTGGTGTAGTCTCTCGCGTATTGAAGGGCGGACTTACTGAAGCTGCCCCTGAAGCAGCGCAGGCAGCACAAGAGCAACTTGCAAAGAATGTCGCACTCCAGAGAGAAGGCTTCGATATTGATCCTTCTCGCGGAGTCGTTGCCGCTGCTACGATGGAAGCCGTTGCCGCCGCACCGCTGGGTGGTATTGCTGGTGCAGTTGAAAGACCAGCGCCTATCAAGACTCTCGCTGAAGAGAACCTTGAGCAGACTAACGAGATCGCTAGGAAGGTTGCAGAGAACGGCGCACCGCTTACCGCATCCGCTATTCAGGACCAAGCAGCAACCAATCTCAGACAGGACGAACTAGCCAAGCAACTAGAGGCACAGCTTGAAGAGGAGCTTGTCGCAGTTAAAGAACCTACCGCCGCACCTCCAGCGATTAAGTCTAAAGAAGAATTTACAGCTATCTACTCGCAGGTAGCCCCAGAAGAACTAGACGCAGCAGAGGCAGGCTTTACGAATACCATAGCTACCGCCGCTACAGAAGAGGCCCGTGCTAACGCACAGAACGCCCTAGAAGCGATTAAAGAGGTTAAGGCTACCGTTACACCTCCTGCGCCTACAGTAAGCGCCATTGAGAGAATTAATGAAAAAAGAATAGAACTTGATAGCCGAGCCAAGAAATTTGGATCAGATAGCGTAAGGCAATTTAACACGCAAAACGCATTAAGAGAAGATTTACCAGAAGACCAGAATACCCTTCTAAATGATTATGCAAATCTAAACGCAGAGATTAAAGGTCTCCCGTGGAGAGATGCTTCTCAATTATCGCCTGAACAATTTTCGATATGGGAAAAGCCAAGGTTTACAGAAAAGGCGCAACAAGAACAAGATTTAACGGACCTTGGTAAATTATCTTTAGCCTATGATTCTCGTGGAGATACCCAAAAAGCAGAAAAAACAAATAGCATAATTGAAGAAAGTAAACGCAAATCTGATTGGACTATAGATTTATGGGCTGAAAGATTTGACGAATCAAAAACTCAAGAAGAAATCAATGAAATCAATTCAGAAAATATTGATTGGAATGACAGTGTTGATTCTGTTTTAGAAATAATTAAACAAAGAAAAAAGCCAGTTACACCCGCAGTTCCGACTGCACAACCACCAATAACAGATGCCACTCAAGAAATCATCCAGCCAGAAGGCGTTCGTCAAGAACCTCAAGACAGAGTTGAAGGCGAAACGCCCGATGAAACAATCGCTCGCAATCGCATATTCGGTGCAGCGCGAGGCCAAGAAGAAGGGCAAGTAGCCCCGACTCCAGAACCTATTATCTCGGAAATTCCTGCAACTTCCGAGTTAGTAGGTGCAGAACCAACGCAACCTACTATCAGAGAAGTTCCTGAGATTTCTCCAATCGTAGGTGCGGAGCCTGCCGCTATTGTTGAACAAGAGCCTGTTGCGCCAACCGAAGCAGCCACCGCCCCTGTAACGACTCCTCCTGTAACAGAAGCCGTTACACCAGAGGTTGCGCCTGCAAATCCTCCCAAGGTAAATGAGGTTATTGCTGTAGATAGAAAAAATAATACAGAGTTCGCTTTGGTAAAAGGATTGCTTCCAGAAAGACCAGATATGTTCTCAATCGGTATTCGATTGATTGGGTCAACTCAACCATTTGAAAGCGGTGGATATGGACACAATACAAACAAAGATCGCATCATGCAGCGATTCTTTGAAAAAGAAAGAACAAGATTGCAGGACATTGAAGTTAAAAATCAATACTTCAAAAACATTCTTTCTGAAGAGGAAGCCAAAGTTTCTGAAATAGAAACCCAAAAAGCAGCAGATAAAATTGCTCAAGAGGAACAACAGCGTGTATTCAATGAGCAAAAATCAAGCTACGAAGAAGCCATATCTAAAGTAAAACTTCCTACTGGTAAGTCCGAAACAATGCGATTTACCGCGCCCGATGGATCAGAGCAGGCGTTAGATTCTACACGATATGGAAACATTGGAATACGAAAGGTTACATCTGGAAAAAAACCTCTCTATAATGTCGATCATTGGCACTCTGGGTTAAGAATTACACAAGTTGCTTCATTGTCTGAAGCTAAAAAATTAGCCCAAGCAATCATTGCATCAGGAGCAGATATATCTTCAAAAGAAATTAAAGAATCTGAACTTGAAAAGATGCGTCCTGTTGTGAGGTATTTTTTAAGGGGCGAATCAGTCCCACAACTGCCCACCCCCGCAGTATCGGAAACAATAACACCCGCCGCAGAACCCGAAGGTAAAGCAGTAACTCCAGCGCAAGAAGATGTGAAGGTTAGCAGGTATCGTAAATTCCTTGGAGAAAGTGCGCCACAAGCAATATCTGAAGCAAAAAATGCTCTATCTACATTCAAGACTACAATGCTTGGCAAGCGCGGTGATAGCCCATTTCAAGCAGAACCAAGATTGCGTGAACTTAAAAATGTAATTTCGCTATTCGTTGCAAATAGATTGAATGTAACAAATCAAAACGCAGATCAAATTGCGGAGCAAATCATTCTTGGTAAGCCAAACATAGTTGATAAGGTAACGGAGCTAAAGCCTATCAAGGCTAAAGAGCTTGATGATATTGAAGCAAATCGCTCTGCAATCATGCGATTCGGATATGAGTTAGATGACAAGAAAACATATCGTCATCCGCGAGAAGCTGAAGTAATCGCAGCAACACCCGCCGCAGAACCAGCAGGTATCTCCGTAGGCAACCGCATCAAGCTAGGCAAGTCCCCGCAGACATACACTATCGAAGAAGTCATCCCGCAGTCCGCAACAGAGCGTGAGCTAGGCGAGCAGTATTACTCTGTAAAGAACGAGAGGACAGGCGAGACGCAGGTTGTCGAGGCGAGAGATTTGCGACAGGTAAAGGGCAAGGGAGCTAGGAAGATTGCTGCCGCTACTCGTAACGAAGAGTATATGCGCCTCGCTCAAGACCCAGAGGCTAACCGCGAGCAGTTGCAGAGGATGGTGGATGAGGCGGCGAAGAATGCGGGGTATACTGTTGATGGGTGGCATCGAACGGATGCCGATTTCACAATCTTCAAACCATCTCCTGATTCCCAAATGATTTACTTTGGGTTGGACGAAAAGGGAGTTGATGCTTTCTTGGAGCGATACGCTGGGCGGAAGGTTAAGGCATATCTGCGTTCAGCAAAACCGCTAAACACAAAAGACACGCCGATTCCTTACCGTGAGGCAGATAGGAATAGACCTCTGGCAAATACCGATTACGACTCTGTTTTTGTCAGAGATGAAACTGGGTTAAGTATCGCTGTAAAAGACCCATCCCAAATCAAATCCGCCGACCCCGTAACATACGATGACGAAGGCAACATCATTCCGCTTGAAGAAAGATTCCAGCCAACATCTCCAGACATTCGCCGCCAAGCAATCGACACTACTCCAGAAGGCATCTTAATCACGCCTCCAGACCAGCAATACACTTTCAATGAAGTCTTCGATGTCGCATACGATATGTTCGGCGGGGAAATCCCAGAAGGCTTTACAATCGTCAACGACAGCAAGGATAAAGACTTTGAGTTCAAGGCAGCGTATATCCCAGAGTCGGGAGAGATCATCGTCAACCTCGCTTACCTGAATAAGAACGACGACATCCGCGATACGATTACTCACGAACTCGGCCACTACATCTACGGCGATCCAAAGTTCCGCGCAGCATTCGATCAGTTTATTGCATCGCTCTCTCCAGAGGCTAGAGCCGACTTGGATGCGTATGTCGATACGGCATACAACAAAGAGACAGGCGAAATCCGCTTGGAGGAGAAGATGGTCAGAGCTTTCGTGGATCAGTTCATTAACGAAGAGCAGGCTCCCGCTTGGCGCAGTATGCTGGACGCTATTAAGCGATTCCTGAACAAGCTAGGCTTTAAGTTCAACATCAGCGATAGAGACGCTATCTCGGTCTTTACCGCAGCACTTGACCGATACAAGGCAGGAGAGGCTATCTCGCGTGAAGGCGGGGCTAGAAAGATAATCGACGATCTGACTGCGATGGATGGAGAGTATCTTGCAGCGGTAGAGGAAGCCAAAAAGACTGGCGACCTTACCAAGGTGCAGAGGATGGTGGATGAGGCGGCGAAGACGGCAATGCCCAAGTCAGTAGTTACTGAACCAATGATTTCCTCAAAGGAGAAGCTGGCAGATAAACCGCTTTTAAAGGTTTACCACGGAACAGATGCCCAGTTTAATGTGTTTGAGAGGGGCAGAAAAGGTGTAACAGACTTTGGGTTCCTTGGGGTTATAGAAGGTGAGAGGAACGGCATTTTCTTTGCTGAGAATAAAGACTTTGCGAAGACTTTTGCAAAGTCCAAGGGTGGGGATCGTGTTGTTCCAGCATTCCTAAACATCGCCATGCCTTTCGAGCTTCAAGATGCCCAAAGCATCATTGAATCTCGTGAACTTGGGAGTGAGTTTAGTATTGACTACAACATGGCTCGCTGGTTTTTCAGCAGGTCAAACAAATGGGAGGCTTTTGACGACGCTGACGGAAAAGCATTTGTTGATTGGCTTGAATCAAAGGGGTTTGATGGAGCGCGCATACAGGAAGAAGGAATTGGTTTGCCAGATGAGCCTACACAAGATGTGTGGGTTGCTCTCAGCCCATTCCAAATAAAATCCGCAGACCCTGTAACCTTTGATGACGCAGGCAATGTAATCCCTCTCTCGCAGAGGTTCCGCCCAACCTCGCCTGATATTCGCAGGATGGCAGTGGAGCCAGCACCTAAACGCCGCAAGGAGCAGGTCGGTGGAGCAGAGCGTGAAGAGACAAGATACATCACGACACCTAAAGGTATCTTGAGCATGAACACCGATGTTCTGCGAGAGAAGTTCTTCGACGGAACTAGCGTATCTCCTGAGAAGACAACGCAGGCGTGGGGATATATTTCAAGACTGCTAGACATTAAGAGCGGTAACGCGAATGAGCTTGCTGGAGAGATTAACGATACGGTTGACGCTGACCTTTTAGCAAAACGAGAGGCAGCAATAGCTGCTGGCGAGAAGGTTGATCCAGAAGAAGATGTTAGCAAGCGAATTGGCGCAGCGATGTTTAGCGTTGAGTTGATGAACTACGCAGGCAGATTGGCAGAACAAGGCGACACACGGATGCTCAAGTTTATGATCCGCAATGTAAACTCCATGCCTACCGATAAATACGCTGGAGACATTAGCGATGCAGCAAGAGCTTTGCGGACACGACTTGAATACGATGTATCTGGATTCTCTGCATACACAACTGAGCAGAAAGCTAAAGTTGATCGCACTGCTGCCGTAATGTTTGGAACAAATAAACCAAGCAAAGAACAATCTGACGCAGTAAAGGATGCTATTGATGAATCTGAGAAGACAGAACTTGGAAATGCTGGCGAGGTGGCTGGAGAAGTTGAGAAAGTAGAGAAAAGAACAAAGCGTAAAATTACCGATAAGATCGAGAAGGTTATCGGCAAAGGTTCTCTTAAAGGAATGATCCAAGCCGTTAAAGACACTCCGCTTGAGAAACAGCAAGAGCGTGGATGGATCGAGAAGGTTGTAAATGATTTTCTAATCAACGCTGGCCTTTCACCTGAAGCTGCATCTACTGCATCTAAACTTTACGAGAGCCTAATCGCAGAACGCTTCGCTGCTGCAAAGCAAAAGGCATTTGAAGACAATCTTAAAAAGGCAGCACCTTGGAAAAACTACGCAGCTAGAAATAGCCGACTTGCAAAGGATGCACTAAATAAAGTTCAGGCTGCTATTAGAACTGGCGTTCTTGATCCAGAGAAAAACACTGAAAGCATTATTGCTGCTGAAAGCGGATGGAGCGGATTCACCAAGGATCAATACCAGAGAATCGTCCAACTAGACAGCATCATCAACGATCCGAAGCAGGACGATGTGACGAGACGCGAGGCAATGGCTGATCTGAATAAAGTCATATCGGATGCCAAGCTGCCAGTTAGATTCAAGGATGCTCTCGGAGCTTACTATGTAGGAAATGCACTGATGGGTATTCCCACATTGACGGTGAACATTGCTTCCCCGATTGGATTCACGGTTAGAAACCTAATGACCGATGTCAGCAAGTTTGCCTTTACTGATCCAGCTAGAATTCCAGTCGCATTTGAGACTTTCATGGAGAGCATGAGGTCTTGGTATGACCAGACATCTTACGCATTCAAAAATCAAATTTACTTGAACGATGTCGTTGAATACCTGCAAGGCCAGAATGTATTGCGTGAGCTTTTCGATAAAGGCAAGAAGCAATGGGCTGAAGGCAAGTATGCAGAAGGATTCGTGAACATGGCAGTCGGCATGACGCAGATCACAGGACGAGTTCTTTCATCGCTTGATCAAGGCGCAATCTCCATGCTGGAGAATCAGAACATTACCAGATATGCGCTAGAAGCTCTTGCTAATACTAAAGGCAAGGTTCCAAAGGATAAGCTGAAAGAGTTTGCGAACATGGTTATTGATACTCGCAGGAAGACAATAGCTGAGAATATCGCTAACGGGATGTCCCGTGATAGAGCTGGCGTTCTCGCTGACTTGGCTGTGAAGTCTGAGGTTATTTCTGCATTGGCTCAATACGATGTTAATCCAATGAATGTGCTGGACGCATCAATCAACGATGCGTTGCAGTCTGTTGGTAGAAATAAAACGCTAACGATTAAAGGCATCGAGCAATCTCAGAAGAATATTTCAGACGAAGGCTTCATGTCATATTGGCCGATCAAACTTCTTGAAATGGTTTCTGCTGGTGCAGGACGAGAAGGATCGTCAATGCAGATTTTCGCTAAGATGCTTTACGGATTCGCGCTGGTTCCAGCTAGAGTGTTCCATAATGTCGCTTGGTTCTCTCCGTATGGTTTCATTCGTCTTGGAATCGACAAGTATAAGAAGAACAAAGGAGAAGACTCGCCTTATGCCATGTCTCTTCAGACTGAAGCTCAATACAAGCAGAGGCTAACTGATGCAATCGCTGGTTCTGTTGCAATGCTTGGACTAGCTGCACTTAGCTCTGCATCAACTGATGAAGATGAAGACAAGAAGTTCAAGATCGTTATTACCGGAAACGGCCCTAGCGCAACTACAGATAAGCAATACTTTGATTCTTGGATGAAGAAGTGGAAGCCATACAGCGTCCACATTGTCGTTAACGGAAACATTATCCCGATCAACATTGGTCGAGGTGGTGAAGCATTGTTCTTCCCAATCATGCTTGCTGGAGCGTTGGACGACTGGAAGATTAAGCAGAAGCAGAATCTCACTAAGAAAGAGCCAGAAGACTTGAGCGCGATTGCTCAGATGCTTGGTTCTTCGTTCTTCGCTTTAGCTCAAAGAGGTCCGTATGCCGCATTCACAAAGCCATTGTTCGACGCATCTAAAGACGGACGAGTTACTGAAGAGCTTGCTAGTCAGGCTGGATTCTTTGGAAAGACATTCATTCCGGTCATCGGTTCGTCGCTCTCTAGAAACATATCTGACTTGTTTAACGATCCGGTTGATAGGTCTTCTATCGAGGGTGCAATCTACGCTAATACGCCAGTTGTTGGGCCTTGGCTTGGAACGAAAGCATTGAACGCTCTAGGCCAACCAATCCGCGCTGATGACTGGGGCGATAAGTTATTCAAGCTAGGCGTTCCAGTTGTATTCTCCTTCCCGAAAGAAACTCCGATGAATGAACTGAACGAGCTTATCCTAAAGCAAGGCAGCGGACCTACGATCCCAACTAGAGCTAACGCGCAGAAAAGATTCGGAGATGTCCTCACAGACAAAGAGTTTGAAGCGTATGTCCGTGAATACGGAAAGGTTATGTCTGACAAGATGTTCAAGAGCAGAACTAAACTTGCAAACTTAAAGCCAGCAGATTATGATGATGAGCTTGAAAAATACGCAAGGGGATATTCTATCGACGGCATTAAGATTAAAGGTGCGTCAGATTCGGCAGTCCTTGCGGTCAAGCGCATGAGACAATGATCGAATACGAGTTTATAGATATGTCAGACTCTCCTCCCGGCGGATGGAAGATTAAAGTTCCAAAGACCGGAGTTGAGTTTAAGCACTACGACTTCCGCGCTATCAGCAACGCATACAAGTCACACTGCAATGCTAACGGGATATTGCTTTCTCCTAACTGGCAGGAAGAGTTCCTATCTGAGATGTGCAAGCAGAACCAGCATTGGGGCAGGAAGTGCAGACCAGCGGTAGCCAATAGCCTGAAGAGAAGGCGACTCTCTTTAACTGCTGTATTATCATTCCTGAACATGCTTAGAGCTTGGGCGCAATCAACGCTATCAGGCAAAGACGCATTCGTTCCTCAAGAGGAGGCAGAGAGAAGGGCTGGCATTTGCGCTAATTGCCCGTTTAACACAACTCTACAGTTCTCCTGCGGTGCTTGCATGGGAGCAGTCTTAACGCTGATACACGGCATCCTCGGCAAAAGAAAGACGGAATACGACAGCAGCCTTGGAGCTTGCTTAATCTGTTCCTGTTCGCTTAAAGCTGCGGTGCATGTCCCGGTTGATGTGCAACGCGAGGGATTGAGCGATGAATTGAAGAACGACTTTGACGAAATCAAATACTGCTGGAAGAGAGTTGAGAAATGAATTTTCTACATGAACGAGACTTTGGCGACATCATACTAAGCCTATCGGTGGTTCAAGCTGCTGGTGGAGGCAACTACTACATTCAAAACAATCCGAATGCAGTTAGGATGCTCAAGCCTCTGATAGAACTGCAACCATATATCAACAAGTGTAGCGAAAAGAATCTGCTGAGAATAGACAAGTCGTTCGTTGAATTTAGGAGTCAGGGATTACCTTGGGGTGTTCAGCTAGCAGAGCTTCACGCTAGATGGGTTAAACAGCCTACAGATTTCTCCAAGCCTTGGCTATCCGTTCCAAAAGACAACAAGTTCAATGGCAGGATTATTGTTAACAAGACACAGCGATACGCTAACCCAATATTCCCTTGGACAGAACTTGTGAAGTTAATCGGAAGCAGGATGCTATTCGTTGGACACGATCACGAATACGAGCTGTTCTGCAAGAGATTCGGAAGAGTCGAAAGACTCATCATCAAAGACTACCTAGAGCTTGCTATTGCCATCAATAGCTCGGACTGCTTCATCGGGAATCAAAGCTCCTCGAACTGCGTTGCGGAGGGACTAAAGCACAGAACGATTCAAGAAGTATGCTTGTGGCAACCGGATTGTATCTATAAACGAGACAACGCTACATTCTGCTACGATGGCACGATCAATACGAATGTTGCAGGAACTAGTATAAAACTGCAAAGTGGCCTATTGGTTACAAACATTAACAAAGCTCAAACCCCTGCTGGCAACTGGAGACTGACAGTCAACGGCAAGACGCTTAAGAGTTATGCGATAGATGCGCTAGTCATCGAGGCGCAAAGCAAAGGCGTTATAGGAACAAAGCTGGAGATCGAAGATATGATCGTAAAAGAGACGCTTCCAAGCATCACTGGAAACAATGTATCTGAACGACTGGCTCACGACATTCAAAGAGTTAGAGACTTAATAGGATGAACGAAGCCAGCAAGGCAATGCGCCGAAGACTGATTGAGGATGAACTAGGAATCTTCAACTGGAGCGAGATATTCACAGGTAACGGGATTGATGTAGGCTGCGGTCCTGACAAGATTTGGTATGATAGTTGCAGGGCATTCGATCTTGAACACGGAGACGCGAATGTTATCTCGAAATACTTCTCCAACAAGTTCGACTATCTCCACGCCTCGCAGTGCTTGGAACACATGCACAATCCGTTTGAGGCTATCGTAGAGTGGCTGAAGATCGTTAAGACTGGTGGACACGCAGTTGTATCAATTCCAGACTGGGTTCTCTACGAAGGCAGAGTATGGCCCTCACGCTACAATCCAGACCACAAAAGCACATGGAGCTTCACGCATGAGTCAAGCCCGGCAAAGCATCATGTCTATATCCCAAAGTTCTTGGAACACATCAAGCCATACGCATACGCGAAGAGGGCTATGCTGATTGACAATAATTACAACTACACACTAAGCAAAGACACCGACCAGACATTTGTAGAAGCAAATGGAGTTGAGGCATTTATCGAGTTAGTTCTATGCAAGCTGTAATAGTTCGCGCTAAACGGCAAGCAAAGGAAGTCGATAAACTTGTTAAGCACTGCAAGAGATTGGATGGAACGAGAGTCCTAGTCATTGACGCTTGCGACAAAGTTACTTCATACCCAGAACGGAATAATCACGCGCTGCATCAGGCATTCGGAGTGATGAAGGATAAGCCTTTCGTTTGGCTGGAGCCTGACAGCATTCCGATAAAGAAAGACTGGATGCGAGAGTTGGAAGCTGAATACATCAAGCTAAGAAAACCAATCATGCTATCCAGCGACTCCAATCCTCCACATGATCTTATCGGAGGCATCGGGGTGTATGGAGGAATAGCTCGCAAGTTGATTCCTGTTGGCATCGAAAAGATCGGATGGGATGGATGGATTATCAATCACATCAAACCGCTGGTATCATTCACCTCACTGATCCAGCACTCATACGGAGATTATTCAAGAGGATGCCAGCCTCACATGTTCCCTAGAGACAATAGGATGATACGAAGTAATTCCGTGATCTTTCACAGAGACAAGTTTCAAGGATTAATTAATTAAATGGAAGTGTTTATACATGTATGTAAAAAAGACGAATATCTTTTTAATAAATGGCTTAAATTTACAAGATCATTAGGAGATTTGCCTGAAATGATAGTTTGGGCAGAAGATGATGTTAATTTAGATTGCAAAATAGATAAGTTTTTTAAATCAAAATATCCATATCCAACAGCCTGCTCTCATGTTTGGTATGAAGCTATTACAACAATTAATAAGCCAGTTTTATATCTAGAGCCAGATGCATGGGTTTGTAATAAAAATTGGTATGAAATATTAAAAAAAGAATATAATTCATGTGGATGCCCCGGAGCATTAGTTACTTCTTCAGAAAATCCACCACATGATATGGTTGGTGGAATTGGAATATATGACGCTTCTAAACTTCCGCTTCCATCATTTGATGATTTATTAAAACAAATACCAGAAAACGCTGCATTTGATTTATGGATAGGAAATTTAAATAATAATCATGTTTCAAAAACAAAATTAATAAGACATTCTTTTGGGATTTATTTAAATAATGTTCTTTCAGGTTTTCATGTTTTTACAAATAAAGAACAATTTGAGTCAATTTGCTCTGGTGCAGCCTTATTTCATAAAGATGCTTTTGGAAGTGTAAGTAAATTTGTTTAACGGTAAATCGCCTTAAACTTACTGAAGCATTGCTTCCATCCCTTGCTCTCCGACTTGTTATTAGGATTAAGAGCCTTTGTTGCAGTTGTGCTATCTAGGTTCAGACGCTCCCTTGCAAGAGCTAGAAGCCCCATCCCTGCGTCCGCAATGTCAGGAGAGATACCGAACCGCTGTTTCATCTCAGACTTAGGTAGAACCTTGATGCGTAATGCGAGATTCTTTTCTCCGTTGGGATCAAGTTTCCGCATACACATCTCTCGCATCAGATCGTCACCGATACCCTTTACCTGACCAGTCCGCATATATTCCTTCGCGGAATACCAAATCTCAGAGACAGAGTTGACATATCTATCGTGAGACGGGGTTGGATCGTAGGCCGATACTGGCTTATCAGATGCCCTGCCACCGAACTGCAAGCCGTAAACATCCTTCGACCAAGCTACCGAGATGAAGTCGCCTAGAGGTCCACCAGCACCAGACTTGTCGTAGCCTGCATTTCTAGGCTGAACTCCCCTAGCCAAGCATTCATTACGGAACCATTGCACAACCTGCTGCGATCTCGTCATAGACTGATCGGTGACATCTTCTTGGAAGATCAGATACTCGTCATACTCCAGCCCCTTGTATCCATGTGGTTCTGCCAGCTTACCTACAGTCCCGAAGTAGAGAACCGTTCTATCGCCACCATTCGTGAATGATGGATCGAGGAACGCAACCTTAACCTTATCGTTATCCAGCCATACAGCCTTATCAGTTGCCTTAGAATTTAGTATCTCTATTTCTGAGTAAATCTGATCGGTAATGCCTGCTGGACACCAGAAACCGCGATACATCCGCCAAAACGATGCTGTATTCCTAGCTTCCTCAGGAATCTTCTCAAAGTCTGCCGGACCCTCCATCCAAGAATAAATCTTCTTCTTGGCAATCATGTTCGGGTTCTTGACACCATCGAAGTGCAAGCAGACTCCGCGAACCGTATCCCACTGATCGTCTTCAACAGTAATGGACTCCCAGCCATCCTTAGGCTTGGCGAACTTGCCGAATGCGTCCACATACGAGGCGGGGTTAGAGATGCCGATGAACTGGAAGCGTTCGCAACCTTTGGACAAGTTGAAGAACGCAACCTCGGTGATAGCCTCAGATAGCTCTGAAAGCTCGTCAGCAACGAAGATAACATTCTTGTTGTGGATACCCTGCATCTTGCCTGTAGCGTCACGCTCCTTCTTCTTCTCACCGGGGATGAGGACGATGCCTGATAGGTCGGAACGCTTGCCGTCTTTAGCTACAAAGCTGATCTTGTTCTCTGAATCAACCAGCTTGCCGGGCAGTCCTAGTTGCTCGCAGACCCCCCAGTATTTCGTGATCTTACCCCAGATACGCTGCTTGGATGCCTTGATCGTTGTGGAGGTAGCGAGGACCGTTGTATTCTCAGGATCGGCTAGGTAATTCACAATAGCCCAGATTGCGTAAGCCTCCGACTTACCGCAGCCACCAGAGCCAGCAATAGCTAGGTATTCGTGATCGCAGGCTGCTCGGATCATTCGCTCTGCCCAAGGATGCCAGATGAAATTAACTGCTGCCTTGCTGTCTTTCTCAGGCCAAAGAGCAATGGCAATTCGCTTGAAGTGATGGAATATATCGTATCCGCCAGTATCCTTCGGAATCCTGCCCTTAATCTTTTCACGGAACATCGCAAGCTCGATAGCTATTTGATGTGTTCCTTTCTTCCAGTTGAACCCGTATAAATGAAGATAACCCTCGATTGGATCACCGTAAATTGGTGCTGAAGTCATTCCTGTTTATTTTACAAAAATATAAAACTCTTTCAATTATTTCTTGCAAATAAGTCATCTTATAGTAATCTCGATTTAGTGATGAACATACTTGGTGATTTTCTTTTCAAGAAAACAAACGCAGAACTTTATATTGACGAGCATCGTCCGTCCGTTGTATTTGATATAACTGTTAGACCTGAAGATTATGTCAATGGAACAAACAATCACCCTACAAAGTCTCCTCTTGCTTTGGCTCTACAAAGGTCACTTGACGGAACTTCGTATCGGGTGGAAAGGGCGGGTCTTAAAGCTCTCGTTATTTCTCGCGGTATTTACCAGTTTGCTTTCTTTATGCCTCGGCGGGTGTGGAGGAAGGTAAGTTGCCTAGAGTTCGGCGATAATCCGCCATCCTCGCCTATCAAGTTCACTGCTGAATTTGAGATGATTTTTTAATTCTATGAAGCTAGTTATACCTGTATCCAAGCACGACCGTCATTTGATCCCCAGCTTTGTCAAATGCCTAGATAAATTCCCGATGGGAACTGAGCATGATCTTTTGATTATCGGCTCAAAGGAAAACGAAGAAGTCATCCTAGATTTCGAGAAGCAGATCAAGCACCTGTTCGACTCCTCTGAAACTCACATCATTGCAGACACGATGCTGGGTTGGCCGATGTCCTGTAACTTCTACTTCCAGCAGGCTTGCGCTCATATCCGCAAGGACAAAGAGCTGGATGCCTTCATGTGGTTTGAGTTGGACACTGTTCCTGTCAAGGAGGGCTGGCTTGATCTAATCTCTTTCGAGTATTACTCGGACACAACTAGGGCCGTTAAGGAGAAGCGCGATCCGATGATTTACATGGGAGCCAAGGAACGAGTCTATGAAGGCAGGAATGGCGAGCTAGTTCCTGAGTCAGTAGCAGGACACAAGATGGCGCAGGTCGGAGTGTATTCCACAGAAATATGCGATTCGCCTGTATTGAATTCCTTGTCCATGACTACACGGCATTGGACACATGTAATACAATGGTATGTCGTTAAGGAGTTAAAGGATTCTCCGCTGATTCAAAACAACTGGCGAACAAAAAATTATCGCTATTCTAGCGGACAAATAGTATGTGATTCGGTAGCCAATTTAGCTTGGGATGTTCATTGGAACAAAGCCGTAAACGAGGACGCAGTTATCGTTCACGGATGTAAAGATGACTCGCTTGTTAAGTTGTTGTTGAACAATAATAGCAATGAGGATATGAAGATTGCAACGAACTTGACAGTTGAGGAAGCAGAAGAGATCGCCGATGACATTGAGGATAAGGTTGAAATAACCGAATCTGAACTTGATAGGAAACTAAAGATTTACCAAAAGCGACTCGCCAACTTAAAGTTCTTCCAAAAGAAAACCCCACAGGAAGAAAATAAATGAGCGATAGACTAGAAACACTTTCAGCTAACGGGAAGCCTCCGGTATCCCGCATTAAAGACGCTAAATCAGCCTATGAGATTTGGGAGACTCTACGACGAGCGGATGCCGTATCGGCATTTGACCGCAGCAAAATTGATGCTGCATACGACAATGAAAGACCTTACGACGAACGCGCCCTCATCAATGCTGGGCAGTCTTATCGGGTTAATGTATCGTGGGGCTTTGCAAAGCAAGTATTGGATACTGCGCTTGCTGGTTATGTAGATGTTATTAACGCACCGCAGACATTCTTCCGGTGTCCTACACTTTACGGCACTCAGACGGAGCGTGACGAACTAGAGCAAGTCGTAGCCCAAGAGGTAACGGCGGCTATCCGTTCTTGGCGTAACTTCTTCCCGACCTACCTCAAGCTCTGCAATAGCTTCATCAAGCATGGAGTTGGCATTGCCCTATTCAACGACGAATGGGATTGGCGTTGGAAGGCTACCGATATGTCCGACTTTAAGATTCCCCGCAAGACGGAGATCGGTCAGGACAACATTGATGTAGCCGCCTGCTTGCGCTTCTACAGCCCTACACAGCTTTATCAGTTGATTAAGGACGAAGAGACGGCAAGGATCAACGGATTCAACATCGAGGCTTGCCGCAGGGCTATCATCTCCTCTGTAAATAATAACAACAATTATTACAATTTCCGCCAGTATGACTGGGAGAAGCTGGAGATGGAGCTTCGCAACAACGATCTGTTCTTCACGACTCAAGCTGCGAACCAGCAGTCAATTCGCGTTGTCCACCTGTGGGTAACTGAGTTCGACAACCGTGTATCGCACTACATGATCAACGACGACAACGGAGTGCAAGACTTCTTGTTTAAGAAGATCGGTAGATTTGAGAACGCCTACCAAGCCTACACTGTATTCACCTACGGAGTTGGAACTAACGGATACTATCACGGTGTTCGCGGCCAAGGCTATGATGTATTCGCTATCAACGGTGCGTTAAACCGTGCGTATTGCTCATTGCTGGAGATTGCATCCTTCGGCAGTGCGCCTACATTCCAACCTAAAGACGAGACTGCTTTGCAGGAAATGCAGTTCATCCCGAATGGAGTCTATAATTTGCTTTCTCCGGGAATTGATGTCATTAAGGATACTATAGTTCCCAATGTATCTAACGGAACTCTGCCGATTGTCAGTGCATTCACACAGTTGTTCCGCGAAAGAACATCTGCATACAATACGGAATCTCTTATCAATACATCCGTAGAGAAGTCAGCTACACAAGTGCGCGCTGAACTTAGCAATATTGCTAAAATGAGCGTGTCAGCTTTGAATCTTTTCTTCGATCCTTGGGAATCTTTGGTTCGTGAGATGATCCGCCGAATGAAGCGGAAAGACTACGATGCTCAAGAGCCGGGAGGCAAGTATATCATCGAGCTTCATAAGCGTCTCCTGCAAAGGGGTGCTGAAGGATTCGGTGCTAAAGATCGTTACCTCCAAGCGTTCTTCGCTCTGGATGCGGACCGTCTTCGCGTTACGAAGCCCGTAGGAGCGGGATCAGAAGCAGCCCGCATGGTTGCCTTTGATCGCCTCATGGGAATCTTTGGAAGCCTTCCTGACTACGGCAAGCAGAACCTCATTTGGGACATTGCTTCCGAGACTGCTGGATACGAGAACGCAGCTAGGTATGCGATCCAGCCCGGCGAGTCTGATAAGCCAACGGTTGACGCTTCTATCGCTCAACTCGAAAACAACTCTCTATTGGCAGGCGGTCAAGTTGCAGTGCTGGATGGACAGAACGATCTCGTCCACGCCAAGATTCACCTTGAAGTTCTCACTCCAATGGTTACGCAGGCTCAAGAGTTGCTTGAGCTTGATCCTATGCAGTTGGCTCCGATGCTTGAAGGAATCAACGCACTTAACGGACATGTCGCACAGCATGTCGAAAAACTCTCGCAAGACCCAGCGATGCGTCAAGAAGCAGCGTTCTATCGTAAGACGCTCCAAAACGCAGACGAAATCTTGCATAACGGAACGCTAAAAGTTCAGAAACTTATGGCGCAACAACAGCAGTCTGCTATGATGGGGCAGATGCAAGGAGAGGATTTGGCGCAAGGTCCACAGATTGACCCAGCCACGCTTGCTAAAATCGAGGCGCAACGAGCCGAGCGGCAGGCGAAACTTGAGATGGATGTGCAGATACATCAGCAGAAGATGGTTATGCGCCAGCAGGAAGCATCTCAAAAACTAGCAATCCGTGATGCGGAAGCTGCTAGCAAAATCCAATCGCAGGGTATTAGAATATGACACAAAGACAACTATTCCAACTGAACGCAGACAAGGTATCGCAATTAGAGCAACTGCTGGATAATCCAGTTCTTAGAGAAGCATTCGTTATTGTTAGACAAGAATGCACTCCTAAAGCTCCTACCGATATTGAAGCTGCGAAGTCTATTGGAGCAGAAGAATTTCAAAGCAAATTAACTTCACTGACCAAAGTAAATCAGAAGAAGTTGAACGACTTGGATAAAGAATATATTATCCAAGCTCGCAGAAAACTTTTGTCCACGGGGTTATACACCGAGGATGAAATCATGGAAGCTGAGAGGCTTTCGCAGTCAAACAATCAACAGGAGTAATATTATGAAAATGGCAACCGAGAAACGCATTGCACCAGCAGCAGTTAAAGCAAAGCCCGTAGTTGGCAAGAAGACAGCATCCACAGGTAAATCTTGGGGCGCTCGTCATCGCGCCAAGATCAAGTAAGCATTAGAAAGAATTTATGTCAGAACAAGCAACAACACCGACACCAACAGAACCAACATCCACGAACGCTGCGATCACAAACCTTCGCAGCGCCTTGGATTCCATTGCAACAAATGATCTCAGCATCCAGCCTCCAAAGGAAGAGCCAAAGGTTAATCCAACTCAGCCTACTCCAGAGCCTCCAAAACAAGAGGAAGTCAAAGCTGAACCTGCGAAAGAAGGAGAAGGACAGGTCGAGGAAACTAAGGAACCTGCTAACGATGTTTCTTCCGAGCCAGAGCCAACCGGAGAAAAAGAGAAGGTCCGCTGGAAAGAACTGAAGCAGGCAGAGAAAGACCTTAAGCTCGCACAGAAAGAGCTTGCCGATCTTAAAGCTAAAGGCAGCGAATACGAGCAAACATCTAAAGAGGTTCAAGACCTAAAATCACAGATCGAAGAGATCAAGAAAGAGCGTGAGGCTATCGACGGAGAGCTTTACATGACTCGCGTTACTGCAACGAAAGAGTATAAGCAATATGTTACCGAGCCTCTGAACGAGATTATCGAAGGCGCAGAGTTCTTCGCTGCTCGTAACAAGATTGACACAGGCGATCTCATCGACGCATTGCAGGCAGATACCAACGGTGATCCAGCTAAACTTGATGCACTCATGGCCGACTGGTCTGAGCGCGACAAGAGCAAGGTGTGGACTCTTGCCGATAATCTACTTCAAATCGAGAAGCGCAAAGGTGAATTGGAGCAACATTCCAAAGAAGCCTACGAGCTTTCGATGGAACGAACGAAGAAAGAAGAGCAAGAGCAGTATCAACAATATATCGCGCAACGCGAGTCTGCTGTTAGCGAAGTTCTTCCTAAAATCAGCGAGAAGGTATTCAATATCCTTCCCGAAGATAAGCGTCCCGACATCAACAAACTTCAGCAAGAAGTTATGAACTACGACGAGTGGCCTGAGAACCTCAAGGTTTACGGAATCCTCGGAGCTACAGTTCTTCCTGACTTGCTGGATACAGTTAAGTCATTGCAGACAGAGTTGAGCGAGACTAAGGCAGCTAACATTAAGCTCCGTGGTGGAGTTCCTGCCGCTGCTGGCGGAACATCTCCCAAGTCTCCCGCTGATGCAGCGAAACCTGTTGATTACACCAAGATGGACACGGATGATTTCGTGAAGAACTTGGTTGGTCGAATGGGCGTTTAAGATTCCCCTCCATCCCCAAGAAGGCTGCGTGTAAAAAGCGCAGCCTTTTTTGTTTCAAATAATACTTGAAAATTATAGCTACTTGCGCTAACCCTCAAGGTGCAGCATAACTAAGCTGTTGAAAAAAATGTTAGTGGATCGCTGATTCCAAAACATCAGTAACAAAATAAACACCGAGCTTAAAAACACCGAAAGGCTTTTACAGTGGCTCAGTAAAGGAAAATCAAACCGAGTTTAAGTTGGGCAACTAAACGACAACTTGGATTCTCAAACTAAATTTAACTTAAATAGAAAGATAATTATATGGCACAATATGATATTGCTGATGTAAACAATCAGCTCCAACAAGAAGCAGGCCGAATCGGCGAAATGATCGCCGCCAAGCTCATCGCAACCGACCCTTGGAACCGCCTCATCAAGCAGGACACTTTTCCTGCTGGCATGGGTGAGTCCATCCAAACGCTCATTCAAGAGCGCACGACTGTTCCTAACGCTAGCTCGACTGCGTGGGAAGATGTCGGCACTAACGACGGCACTGGCAACAACTGCAACCCGACCCCTCAGGTTGTTGATTTTGCTCGCACACTCCGTTCTTACAACCTCCAACAGGCTGCTATCCGTTCGCCCGGTTTCTGCGTGAACGATCTCCGCACTGCGTGGAAGGCTGAAGAGCAGCTCGCTGGCGAAGTCAAAGTTCTCAAAGAGAACAGCCAATGGTTCTGGAGCAACCGCTACCGTGACGAGTTTTCTCGCCTCGCTGGCAACAAGGTTGTCCTCGATGTGCCTGATACGCTTGCAATGTCCACCAGCGGAACTGGCGCTGCCTTCCCCGCTGTGGCTCCTGCTTATGCGCTCGATCAAGGTATCCTCGATCAGTTCTACCTCGACCTCTCCCGTGATGCCGCTGAAGGTCATTACGCAATGGTTGACGGTGAGCCTCAATACGCTCTCATCTGCTCGCCTGAAACGAGCAACTACCTGAAGAAGCAAAACGCTGACATCCGTCAAGACCTCCGCTTCTCCTCGCAAGTTGATGAGCTTATCAAGCCCTTCGGTGCTGCGTTCAGCTACAGCGGATTCGTCCACTTGGTTGATCGTCAGGCTCCTCGCTACAACTTCGTCGGTGGACAGTTTGTGCGTGTTCCGTTCTTTACCACCAGCCCTGCCTCCACTGGCAACAAGGCTATCGTGAATCCGGCCTACCGCTCCGCTGCCTACGAGGTCAGCTTCATCTACAACCCACATGTCTACACCAGCCGTGTTGCTCAGGTCATCACCAGCCCCGGTTCGGGACTGAAGTTCGATCCAGTCAACTACCGTGGTGAGTTCATGTGGATCAACAACAAGGACAACGCCAACAACATCTTGGGTGTTAATGGCTACTTCTATGCCTTGTTCATGCAAGGTTCGCAGCCGAAGCGTGTTGAGTGGGGTTATGCCCTCATGCACCTCCGTTGCAGCCCTGCAACCCTCTATCAGTCCTGCTCCTAATAGCAGGTAACTGTTAAACAATAACAAGTGCGGTGGAGGTTCTATCCCTCTACCGCACTAAACCTAAGAAAAGTAATGAAAGAAAAATCTGGGATCGCTCTCATTATAGGTATCGGTGGTGGTTGTGGATGCAAACGAAAAGGTTGTCCCGTATGCGAAGGAGGAAAGATGGAAACAAGTTTTACTGCGCCGGAAGGCTTTGATTTTGAAGGGATGGATGAAGGCGAGGAGAAAGAAGTTCTCGCTAAAGTTAAACATTTGGGTGGTGGCAATTTTAGTGTCGTCTCTGTTGACGGCTACGATCTCGGCGAAGAGCCTGAGATGGAAGAAGAGGAAGAAGAAGGCGAGGAGATGGAAGGCGAAGAAGGTGAAGAGGGAGAAGAGGAATCTTACGCTAAACAACTCAGCGCCCGTGCTGGATTGATGTAATTATGCCTATCGCCCCGCTCACCAACGACTCGAAATCCAACCTGCTTGCTAAGATCGCCGCTAATACAGGCGAGACAAAACCCGTAGTAGGTGATGGAGAGCATAACCTTCTCTGGAAGATTGCTGCTAACACCTACGCTACCGCTACAACTGGTGGTGGCGGAACTGGTGGAGTAGGGGCAACGGGTGCTACCGGAGCCGCTGGCTCTGTAGGCGCTACAGGTGCTAGCGGGTATATCGGCTCTGATGGAGCTACAGGCCCACAGGGTCCAGCAGGCTCAACAGGTGCTACGGGTGCAGGTTCTACAGGTGCTACTGGCTCTACTGGTTTAACAGGAAGTCAAGGTGCTACTGGGCTACAGGGATCAACTGGACTTACTGGAGCAACTGGTGGACAAGGAGCTACAGGAGAACAAGGTGCAACTGGCTTTACTGGCGCAACCGGGCTTGAAGGAGCAACAGGTTCTAGCGGACTAACTGGTAATGTCGGAGCTACCGGATTAACTGGCGCAACAGGAGATACAGGTGCAACCGGAGAAGTTGGAGCCACAGGACTAACTGGAGATGCAGGGGCTACAGGATTGACTGGGGCAACAGGCGAGACTGGGGCTACAGGGCTTACAGGGGCTACGGGCGAGACGGGCGCAACTGGTCTTACTGGTGACGCTGGCGCAACCGGAGATATTGGGGCGACTGGGCTAGAAGGTGCTACTGGCGCATCAGGAGCAACTGGTGACATTGGAGCCACTGGTCTTACAGGTTCTACAGGAGAACAAGGAGCTACTGGCGAGGCTGGAGCGACTGGTCTTATTGGCTCACAAGGTAGCACAGGGGCTACAGGTGCAACAGGAATTGTTGGTTCTACTGGCGCAACAGGAGTTGAAGGTTCCACTGGAGCAACTGGTATTGCTGGTGTTGATGGAGCGACAGGGGCAACAGGATTGAGCGGAACTGATGGCGCGACAGGGGCAACTGGAATCCAAGGTGATTCTGGTGCTACGGGTTTAACTGGTGAAATCGGTGCAACAGGACTTACTGGCGAGGTCGGTGCGACAGGCATCCAAGGCGAGGTAGGAGCTACAGGAGTTACTGGAGAACAAGGTTCCACAGGCGCTACAGGCCCACAAGGTGCTACAGGCTTAACTGGTGCTGGTGGAGCGTCTGGATATTGGGGATCGTTCTGGTCAACTCAAGCTCAAACTGCTGCTGCAATCAACACGGCATACGCAATTACATACAACAATACTGATCCAGATGGTATCGGAGTTTCAATTTCAAATAGTAGCCGAGTCAACTTTCAATACACGGGAGTTTATTCAATTACTTTTAGTGTTCAATGGTCGAATTCAAGCAACCAAATTCACGATGCAAATATTTGGTTAAGGAAAAATGGAGTCAATGTTGACGATACCGATTCTCGCTGGTCAATTGTTGAGCAGCATGGCGGCACAAATGGACGAGCAATCGGAACTGTAAACTATGTTCTGAAGGTTCTCGCTGGAGAATATCTGGAATTGTTCTGGCAGACTACAAATACTGGTATTTCATTGGAATATTTTGGCGCACTTGCTCCTGCTCCTGCAATCCCATCTATTATTCTGACCGCAACGCAGGTAATGTATGGTCAACTTGGAGCTACTGGGGCCACAGGTTTAGGTGCGACTGGATCAACAGGCTCTACTGGACCTATCGGTGACACTGGTTCCACTGGTCCAGTTGGAGCGACAGGCGATGTCGGACCTACAGGACCGCAAGGTGCTACAGGCGCAGGAGCAACTGGAGCCACTGGTAATGTTGGCGAACAGGGTTCTACTGGAGCTACTGGAGCGACAGGAGTTCTTCCTCCTTCTAATTTCGGAAACGCATGGGCATATCCCGGAGATGGAATTCAAACAGTATTTGCAATTACTGGAGGTTTATCTATACTTGCTACAGCATATCTTGTTTGCGTTGACGGAGTTTATCAGAAATCAACAAATTACACTATTGACAATGTAATCCCAAGAACTCTAACATTTTCAACTCCAATCCCATCTGGATCAGAAATAACAATTATATCACTATCTGTAGCTTAAAAAACAAAAACAACAATTAAAACTAACTAAAATTATGCCACTCACTAAAGCGACAACTAATGTAGTCAACCTCGACAAAGACACGCTTATCAATGGACTTACTGTAGGTAGAGGTGGGGGGAATGATCTATACAGCACGGCATTAGGAGATAATGCACTGCAAGCAAATACAACAGGTATTTTGAATGTAGCCGTTGGTTCTGACGCAATGCTTAAAAATACAGCAGGAAGTTATTGTGTTGCTGTAGGAAGGGCTGCGCTTACTGAAAACACAATTGGAAACAACAATACGGCAGTTGGAAGCGGTTCACTTTTTTCAAATACAATTGGAGCGGCTAACACAGCAGTTGGTTTTAGCGCATTAAGTCAAAACACAACTGGTTTTGACAACACAGCGGTTGGAGTAAATGCGCTAGCCAACTCACTTGGAGATAGAAACACAGCAGTTGGATTAAACACACTTAGTCAAAACACAACTGGAAGCAATAATACAGCAATTGGTTTAGCAGCACTTCAAGCCAACACAACTGGAAGCAATAATACAGCAATTGGTTATATTGCACTTGCAAGCAACACAACATTCTCAAATGTTGGTGGGTTTGGATACAATGCTCAAGTATCTGGAAGTAACCAAATTAGAATTGGTGACACCAATATTACAAGTGTTACCTGCCAAACTAATGCTTGGTCTGATGAACGAGACAAAGCTGATATTCGTGATACTGTTCTTGGCCTTGATTTCATCAAAGAACTTCGTCCAGTTGATTACAAGTGGGACTACCGCGAAGATTATCGTCCAGAAGCTCCTGCCTCTGTAAGTAAACCAGTAGAACTTAAAGAAGACGCTTCTGATGAAGAGAAGGCGAAATACGCTGAAGAACTTGCCGCATACAACGCTTACAAAGTTAAACTTGATAAATGGCTTGAAGATTGCAAATGGTCTAATCTGGTTCACGATGGAACTCACAAGCGCACTCGCTTCCATCATGGCTTGATTGCTCAAGAGGTCAAAGCTGTTATTGAAAAAACCGGAGTTGATTTTGGCGGATTCCAAGATCATACGATTAAAGGTGGAGATGCAGTTATGACCATTGGTTATACTGAGTTGATTGGGCCACTTATTAAGGCAGTTCAAGAACTCTCTGCTAAAGTAGCTGAATTGGAAGCTAAATAATATTCAATGCCAATCCTTCCTCATTTTGGAGATTCCGAGAACAATCTACTAGCCAAAGCGGTCAACAACACTGGGCCTAACCATCCCGTGCATGGAGACGGTAGGTGGAATCTCCTGTATAAGCTGTGCCAGAATACATACGAGGCAGCGGTTAGGAACAATATTATCGACGGAGAGGTTCAGACTTATTACGACCTTCCTGTTACACCCGGCAATCCACCGCTTCAATCCGTCTATCTTGTTCTTGAGGCAGTCGGTGTTCCTCTAATCAATCGTCACCCCGCTGGTCTGTATGCAAGAACGCAGAACGCAGGCAATCTTTCCGACTGGATATATGTCGGTGATCTTAATGTAGGATCAACAGGAGCAACTGGTGAAACTGGAGCCACTGGAGGGGATGGTGCAACCGGACTCGGAGCAACAGGTTTGGTTGGTCCTCAAGGCGCAACTGGGGCGACTGGGGCAACTGGACTTCAAGGCGCAACAGGAGTTGGAGCAACCGGAACTACTGGTCCTATTGGCCCTATTGGATTAACAGGATCAACTGGCTATACAGGGTCTACAGGATTAACAGGATCGACTGGTGATGTTGGGTCTACTGGTGCTACTGGGGTTCAAGGAACAACTGGACCAGTTGGGTCTACTGGGTCAACTGGAGCTACCGGATTAACTGGTTCAACTGGACCGCAAGGAATCCAAGGAGAAACCGGAACTACTGGTGAAGCTGGAGCTACGGGACTTACAGGGTCAACTGGACAGGTTGGATTAACCGGAGCAACCGGAGATGTCGGACCAGTTGGTTCTACTGGATTGACAGGAGCTACTGGAGATAGCGGGATTGACGGATCAACAGGTCCAGTAGGTGCTACAGGATTAACAGGTTCTACTGGAGTAACGGGGTCAACTGGGGACACTGGTTTGACAGGTTCTACTGGTGCAACTGGGCTAACTGGGTCTACTGGAGAGACTGGAACTACAGGATTTACAGGAGCTACTGGTTTTATTGGGGCTACTGGTTCAACTGGAGCTACGGGTTTTACTGGCTCTACTGGTGATACCGGAGCAACAGGAGAAGTTGGAGCGACTGGATTGCAAGGTTCAACTGGAGAAGTTGGCTCTACTGGTTTGCAGGGCGCAACTGGTTTTGGTGCAACAGGTGCAACCGGATTAACTGGATCGACAGGTCCGGCTGGACAATCTTCGACATTCTATAATTATCAGGCAGACGCTAATGTTACATCTGGAGTTCCAACTTCTGGACATTTATACTGGAATAATTCTACTCAAGTATCCGCAACGACAGTTGTTCTTTCTCACATAGATGCTTTGGGAAATGACATTGATGTATTTTTTCTCCTGTTTAAAGATAGGGATAATTTCATTATTCAGGACCAATCAAATTCAGACAACTTTCAGACTTGGGAAATTAACGGAACTCCGACAGTTGTTACGAACAGCTATATTTCAATACCTGTAACATTTGTTAATTCTGGAGGAGTATCGCAATTTACTAATAACCATCAGGTCATTTTCGCCATTGTAACCTCTGGTTTGACTGGCGCGACTGGATTGCAAGGTTCAACTGGCGCTACTGGAATACAAGGTGAAGTCGGAACTACTGGTGCAACAGGGCCGCAAGGAGCTACGGGTGCTGGATCAACTGGTGCTACCGGAGATATTGGACCAACTGGCGCGACTGGATTAACCGGAGCTACCGGGTCTGGTGCTACGGGGGCTTCTGGGTATATTGGCATTGATGGAGCCACCGGAGCTACTGGACCAGAAGGAGCTACAGGAGCTGGCTCGACTGGTGCTACGGGAGCCACTGGCCCTACTGGAGACATGGGCGCGACTGGTTCTACTGGTCCAGCAGGAGCTACTGGAACGATACCGGGGAATGTTATTATCTCAGATATAACTGGAATGACTGGTGCTACAGTATTAGCTAATGCTGTTCAGATTACGCAGGCTGGATATAATGCGTTGACTCCATCATCTTCAACTCTTTATATTATTGTTGGATGATCTTAACTCAGTCAACAGCGGCATACATACAATCAAGTCCAGTTAGAACAATTACTAACCAGACTTCATCGTTCCGTCACTTCATGGTGTATTTGGATACACTGTTATCTTCTGCGATTACTGGATCAATTGGAATCATCAAGAACGGACTCGGAGTTCTTACGCTATCAGGAAATAATACTTATGCTGGGAACGCTGCGATTAACGCAGGCGTATTAACGATCACCGATCTTACTGCGCTACCGGGTTGGAATACTAACGGTAGATATTCGGTTGAGTCAGGCGCAACACTTGCTGTCTATAACGCAGTGACAGACGCGAATGTTGTCACGATTCTAGGAACCACCAACTTTAACGCAGGATCGGCTATAGGTTTCGATACTACATCAGGCAATAGGACATACCCGAATGTCATTGCAAACACCGCTAAAGGGGCTTTAGGGCTAACCAAGCTAGGAGTTAATACGCTGACGATCTCTGGCGCTAATAGCTATACTGGACCAACGCTTGTTATCGCTGGGACTCTCGCTACATCTACAGCTAACGGTGCGGACACCTTTGCCACTCTTGCTGGAGCTGGGACATTAACCTGTGGTGCAAACGCATTGACTCTTAACTCCGCAAACTCTGCGATATTTAGTGGGACTCTAACAAATACAGCGGGAACATTTACAAAGACTGGATCAGGAACTCAAACACTTTCTGGATCAACAACTGTTTCTTGGCAGACTCGTCTTGACGCTGGTGGAATTGTATCGAGCGGGACATTTACTCAAACAATCGTAGCGGGCGCTCGTAGCTTCCAGATTGCTCTTAACGCAGGAGCAACAGCCACACTAACTGTATCTGGCGGAACTATGACTGTTACTGGGTTATTCTTTGGAGAGAATAACGGCGGATCAGGGACAGTTAATTGCAATGCAGGAACTCTTCAGGTTAATGGCGAGACATGGATGGCTGGTCTTGCTAGCACACTCAATGTTAATGGAGGAACATTCTCTGGATCATCTTATGACATCGGTGGTGGTGGTGGAACTACGACAAGTATTGTAAACATAATATCTGGGACATTTGCATTAACTGGGAACCTTCGCTGGGGTATCGGCGGCGCGTCTGCAACATCTGTAATAAACCTAGATGGTGGAATATTTCGTTGCAATAACTGGTTTAGAAATGGCGGGACGAATACATTCAACTTTAACGGTGGAACATTTACTACAAATACTAATAATTTAACGATAACTCAGCCGCTTATATCCTGCTTGATTAAAAGTGGTGGAGCTATATTCGGGAATGCTGTTACGCTTATCTTCGATACTGTTCTAGCAAATGCACCTAGCGTTTCAGGGAATCTCGTAATGAATGGAACTGGAACACTGATTCTTCGTCAGGCCAATACATTCTCTGGAACAATTACCATAAACGCAGGAAGCCTTGATTTCGGCAATGGTTCTACAACCGGATCGGCTGGTTCAAGTAGCGGAATAACCAACAACGCAACGCTTACTTTTAATCGCTCAAACACAATGACGCAGGGGACAGACTTCTCTGTTATTAGCGGAAGCGGAATTCTTATTCAGGCGGGAAGCGGAACCACTATACTTGGTCTATCAAATAGTTATACAGGTGAAACGCGAATCAACGCTGGAATTTTGAGATTAGGCAACGCTAATGGATTTGGTTCTGGGAATATTCGCTTTAACGGTGGAACGATGCAGTATGGAAGTGGCATTACAACAGATGTATCATCGAGAATTGTAAATAACTCCTCCGCGATTCGCATAGATACAAATGGGCAGAATGTTGATTTCACATCTCTTGGATCAACCAATACTGGAGGACTGGTTAAAACCGGAACTGGGATATTAACAATGTCTGGCTCTGGCAATACTTATACTGGAGTCAATACAATTAGCGCAGGAGAAGCTACATTCTCTGGAACCTATACTGCAACAAATGATGTCAAAATCAATGGTTCAGCTAATCCAATATTAAATATCAGCGGTAATTTTACACAGACATTCACTGGAAGCGGTGTGCGTAGCTTTCAACTCGCAGTCAATGCGGGAACTACAGCAACCGTAAATGTAAGTGGATCAGCAGTTGTTACACTTAATGGCGGAATGATGCTTGGTGATAACGGCGGTGGTAACGGAACATTCAATCAAACTGGCGGGACGGTTAGCACTAGCACAAGTGGAACTTGGTTGGCTGGGGCTGTATGCTTGTTGAATGTATCAGGAGGAACTTTCACAACACCCGGTATTGAGTGCGGTGGTGGAAGTGGTGCTGGGACATTAACTGTTTCTGGAACAGGAACAATCAATGCGGGTAACCTTATTCTAAATCGCGGAAGCGGGGCTAGTGTATCTGCTGTATTGAATGTAAATGGTGGAACACTAACAACTACTGGCATTTCTCATGTTACTACTGCTAGACCAGCAACCATAAATTTCAACGGCGGAGCATTCACAAGCCTTAATACAATGACGATACCATCAACAGTATCGTGCATTGTTAAGTCCGGTGGCGCTATTCTTAATCCTTCTGCTGGTCAGCTTAACATTCCGAGTGCGCTTACTACAGATGGCGCAGGTGGAGGGCTAGTCAAGCAGGGCATAGGAAGCGTATCTCTTACTGGCGTTAATACATATACAGGATCAACATCAACCCTTGCTGGAAACTTGATTGTTTCTTCCGCTTCGTTCCAAGTGAATACGGGAAACAAGTGTAACCAAGTTACATTCACGAATACATCTGTTACTGCGAACTTCACAATCGCTCCGACAATCGGTGACACATTCAATTATTGAATATTGTTAAACAATTAAATTATGTTCGCTTAAATGAATTTCGATCCTCAGTCAGCGCCACATCATCCCGGTATTATGGGTTCCGTAACAAGCCTTCTAGCAGTTATCGTTTCAGTGCTGCCTCATGTTGAGCAGTGGCTGCGGATTACATCTCTTGCTTTCGGCACTATTGCAGCGATAGTTTCTATTATTGTAATGATTGAGAAACGCAGCAACGACAAAGATAAAAAATGAAAACACTACTTGTTAAAGCCATCTCCGCTATTACCGGAGCATCCAAATCAGTTATCGAATTCATCATTCCTATCCTCCGCGATTCGGCTAGTTCCCTGTTGAAGGAACTGCTTCCTATCGCATTGGAAGTTGTGTCTTCATTGCTCACTTCGGATAAGAGCGGAGACGAGAAGCGTAAGATTGCCGTGGATAAGATTAAAGATGCAGCAACCCGCGAGGGAATCAACGCATCTAATCGTGCAGTCAACCTCGCTATCGAGCTTGCTCTTGCAAAGCTGACAGATAAATGAACGACGAGAAGGCATGGTGGCAGAGCAGGACGATTATCGGAATCGTCGTTATGCTACTTGCTCAAGTGCTGAAGTGGCTCAATGTTGATATAGTCAACGAGGAGTTGACAGACATCGTTACTCTAGCGATGGAAAGCATCGGTGCGGGACTGGCTATTTACGGACGCGTAAAGGCCCGTAAAACGATTCGCAGGACTAAACCCGGTGGTCAGTTCAATCCGAATGCAGAAGTGCGTAAAGCCAAGCCTGTGCGAAGCAAGCTGCTCGGTTTGTTTATTCTCCTTCTTTCCTTCAACTGCTACGCTCAAGCATATCCTTCGCATGTGTGGTATGAGAACCCTATCAGAGTAATGCCAATCGTTGACGATAGACACTTTCTAATCCGCTTGCTGGATAGCCTGTGGGTCAGCGTTAGCGTTCTTCCAATCAAGGGTGAGATTAAGGGTTCGGCTGATTTCTAGTATGGCTACCGAGGCAGAGCGACTAGAAATGGGAGACTTCATCCTGAAGTCAGAGGCTCGTAGGGACAAGCTCGGCAGGCTCAAGGTTTATCCGTTACCTAAAGCAGACGGTGGCGGCACATTTGAAATTGCTGGTATCAACGATAGGTATCATCCAAAGGCTGCTACGCATCTAAAGAATCTTATAGACAGCAACCGTCATTCACAGGCAGAGGCATACGCTAAGAAGTATCTTGTTGAATACACCGATGTCGTTAAGAACTGGACTGAACTGGCTCCGCTAGAAGCATTCCTCCGTGATACTGCATTTAACCGAGGACCGAAAGGCGCCTTGCGAATCTTGCAGATTGCGTTGGGTATTGCTGATGACGGAAAGTTTGGACCTGTAACAAAGACAACTCTAGCTAAAGCGGCAAAGAATGTGGCATCACTTCTTGGCAACCTGCGAAGTGCTAGGGAAACATACGAGATTCGCGTTGCTCCACCTGTAGGAGCCAGAGCAAAGTTTTGGGCTGGCTTGCAGAACAGATGGAACAATGCGTTAGAATTCAGTAAGAAGTTTATAGTTTAACAATAGAAACAAAATATATGGACCTAGAAAATAAAGCCCTGAAAGAAGCATTTAATAAAAAGTATTCCGGCGTAAAAACTGATGAGGAAGACTACAAGCGTTTCGCTAAAAAGTATTATGGCGAGCAGCCAGAAAGCGTCTATAAAGAACCTTCATTGCTTGAGAAAGCAAAGCGCACAGTCAGTGGAGCTATTGATGTCAATGTTGGCCGCGCTAAAAGCGACTACGGCAGGATGCAGCGTGGATACCGCGAGCTTGAGAAGGGTTTCTAATCCTGCATGACCAGCAAAGAATACAAGCTGTTAATCCTAGCGATGCTGTCTATGTCAGTATCGCTAACAGCCTTTTACATGATTGCGAAGCTAGCCTTTTATGAGTGATACCGAAGCGTTGATTAAAGAGAACAAGAAGCTGCCATGTCGTGCTTGCTAAAGAAGGGTCAAAAGTTAAGACGATTCGCTTTGGGCAGCAGAATGTAAAAGGCTCTCCGAAGCGAGAGGGTGAATCAGAATCCGATAAGAAAAGACGAGCATCATTTAAGGCTCGCCATGCAAAGGGAATCTCCAAGGGAAAGATGTCTGGCAGTTACTGGAGTAACCGTGTGAAATGGTAGCAATTCAGCTACTTACACAGGCATATAAAAATATCTTTTGACTTCTTAAAAGGATCTGCCATTCTAATATCGTGCGATTCAAACGGCTAACAGTCCGAATCAGTGATGAGCCTTGGAAGATTATCTTCAATAAGCCTACTGAAGACGACTACATTGGTGTTGAGGATGACGACATCGGCCTTTGTGTCGCCGAAGATCACAAGTTATTTGTTGAGCCTGATCCAGACAGCGTTCTCTCTACCGCGCTTCACGAAGTCCTACATGCTGTATT